AAGGGAGGGTAAAGAAATGAAAAAGTTTAATTGGTTTGGTTTTAGCAAAAAGATGTGGGATATTACTGCTGGATTGGCATTTACCCTCGCAGGAAGCCTTGTTGTCTACATTACGCTTTCTGGGGTAACTCAGAGAATTGCTGGAATTGCAACACTAACTGCTATCCTCGTGCATTATGTGCATGAAATTCTAAAAAATGACGAATAAAAAACTCTGAGATATAATATATATCAACGCCCGTTGGGGCAAGGAGGTGGTCTTTTGTCTACTTTGTTGAATGAGAATAATAAGAAGATGCTTGCATCTTGGGTAAGATCCTTTATCGGAGCTGGTCTTGCTGTCTATATGACAGGTAATCATGATCCTAAAGCAATTGCTACAGCAGGTGTTGCTGCTCTGGCACCTGTGATTATGCGTTGGTTGAATCCAAACGATACTGCATTTGGTCGTACTAAGTAATACCAAATTAATTTAGAGGTTAAAATGGCACAAGTTAAGAATATCCTTATGAGGATATTGGCTACATTTGCTGCATCGGGTTTAAGTGTAATCGGTGCTGGCGCTATAGCTAATGTCCCTTTGTGGAAAGCCTGCTTCATGGCAGGCATCGCTGGCGTTGCCGTAGTTGTGGAAGGACTCTCACGAGCATTCCTAGATGATGGTAAACTTAGTCTAGATGAAATTAATGCGGTGTTTTCTAAAGTTGATAGAAAGAAGTCCGCAGAAGGAGATATTAAATAATGGCTAAGAGAACAGAATGGGATTATATTGTTGAAGTTAAGCTTCCAGTAGCACTGAAAGGCATTGAGCCAGGCAAATTGCACCCAAGTTTATTGAGAGATATCCCAGGCGGCGGTAAGTTGTTTTACCTTGCTGCTGATGCATGGTTGGCAATGGTTGAAGCTGCAAAGGCTGATGGCGTTGAGCTTAAACCTACGAGCAGTGGAGATCTGTATCGCAGTTATGACAGCCAAAAGGCAGGGTTTCTCACCCGCTACCAGCTTGAACCAATTCCTGGTCAGAGCACAAAAACTTTTGAAGGTAAGACTTGGTACTTGAAGAAGGGCATGGCGATGCTCGCTACACCTGGCAAGTCACAGCATAACCTCGGCTTGGCAGTTGACATTGCTAACGCAAGTGAAAAGAAGAGAATTAATTGGTTGATTGCTAATGTTGAAAAGTTTGGTTGGTCATGGGAAGTAGTTCCATCAGAGCCTTGGCATATTCGTTATGTCTGTGGCGATGCAGTGCCTCAAGCAGTGAAAGAATATGTTGCTCGTAATCCAAGACCAAGCGGACCATTCGGTTCTGTTGCAGATCAAAAAGCTGCTGCTGAAGTAAAGACTGCAGCGCCAGCTACTAATGCTACTGCTGCTGCTACAAAGAGAGTTATTAATCTAGGGAGCAAGGGTCCACTTGTAAAAGAGGCTCAAACACTTTTGGTTAAGCATGGTGTTAATTGTAAAATTGATGGAGATTTTGGTCCAAAAACATCACAGATGGTTAGAGATTTTCAAACTAAAAATGGAATTCCTGCAACTGGTGAAGTAGATCAAGCAACTTGGTCAATATTGCTGGCATAACCAATCTTTGATAATATCTTATAGGAGATATTATGGCTGCAACTAGAAATATTACTATTTATCAAGGCGATACCTACGCTCATGAGCTTCGTATTAAAAATAGTGCTAATGCTAATGTAACTATTACATCTAGAACTTACACTGGTCAGATTAGAAAGAAAAGAAACTCTGACACGGTTGCAGCAACATTTACATCTGAAATTACAAACGGTGCTAATGGCATCGTTGTCATGTCTTTAACCGCTGCGGCTACAGCGAATATTGCTGCAGGGACATATGTTTATGATTTTCAAGAAACTAATGGCACCGTTATCACCACACTGATTACTGGAACGGTAACGGTAACTGGTGAGGTGAGCAGGTAATGGCTGGGGACATCACAACCGTTCAAGTATCTAGTGGCGATGTTACATCCCTGTCTGTATCCACAGATATTTCAAATATTACGGTAGCTTCTGATATTACAGGGGTGATTGTACAAACAAATGACACTACTGTGCTGACGCAATCTTCTGGGACAATCAATCTCGCTTCGTTATCTCTAGCGACAGCGGAACCAGAGGCGGTTGCTCGGTCTGGGAGTGTTGGTGTAAGTGCTTTAGCGGCTAGGGCGGATCATGTTCATAGTGCAGCAAATCTATTAATGGATGGAGGAAATTACTAATGGCGAATACGCTGAGAATTAAAAGAAGGGCGACTGGTAATGCTGGCGCACCTACAAGTTTGGAGAATGCAGAATTAGCATTTAACGAAGTAGATAATATTCTTTACTACGGTAAAGGGTCTGGTGGTGTAGGTGGAACCGCAACCACTGTTGAAGTAATTGGCGGTCTTGGTGCTTTTCTTGCTTTAACAACTGATCAAACAATTACTGGCAACAAGACATTTAATGGCACAACGATTGTCGCAACTCCAACTGCAAACGGTCACGCAGCTACTAAACTTTATGTTGACACTGCAATTTCTGGTGTCACACTTACAAATACAGCAGTGACTGCCGCCTCTTATGGTGGTGCAGGAACTGTTGCTACATTTACTGTACAGGCTGACGGTAGGTTAACTGCTGCTGCAAACGCAACTATTTCAATCACTGCTTCACAAGTTAGTGATAGAGCAACAAACCTTGTAACGGGTCTGACAGGGACTGCTAATGAAATTGCAGTGTCAAACTCTGGTGTCGGTGCAGTAACTCTGAGCCTTCCATCTAATGTCACTATTTCAAATAATCTTACAGTCTCTGGAGATTTGATTGTTAATGGTAATACAACAACTCTTAACACAGCAACACTTGTTGTTGAAGATAAGAATATTGTTCTTGCCAATGTTGAATCACCAACGGACACAACAGCAGATGGTGCTGGGTTTACGATTAAAGGTGCAACAGATAAGACACTTAACTGGGTTGACGCAACAGATGCTTGGACATCTTCTGAGCATTTCAATATTCTTACTGGTAAGTCATTCTACATTGGGGGCTCAGCAGTACTTTCAAATACAACTTTGGCTTCAAGTGTTGTTACCTCAAGTCTTACAACCGTAGGAACTATTGGTACAGGTGTGTGGCAAGGTACTGCTGTAGGTATCGCTTACGGTGGTACTGGTTCTGCAAATGCTTCTGATGCAAGAACTGCATTAGGTCTTGCAATCGGTTCAAATGTTCAAGCCTACAGCGCTCAGCTCGCAGCGCTTGCCGCTAACACTGCTACAATTGATGGTGGTACATTCTAATTAAGAGGGGCTAATGGCTAATGTAATAAAAATTAAAAATTCTGGCACAGCTAGTGCTGCTCCGACATCTTTGGAATATGGCGAATTGGCTATTAATTATGCTGATGGTATTTTATTTTTTAAAGACTCAAGTAATGCGATTATATCATTTGATATAAAAGGTGTACTTAAAGTAGATGTTTCTGATTTAGCTGTTGATGTAGCAATGTCAATATTCTAGGGTGTAAAACCCTTATTCTGTTATAATTGAACTATGGATGATGTAAAGATTGAAACAAGTAAAACACTAACTTTAACACTTCCGAGTGATCCAACATCTAATGTGGTGTCAGTTAGTTTGTATCATGAGTTTGGATCACTTGTTTCTGGTCCAACAAACGCAACAAGATCAAGCACTGGAGTTTATACCATCACCTATGGTCAACAAGCGTCTGGTATCTATATTCTAAATGCTGCGGGGAAATACCGAGCTGACTTTACTTACACAGTGAGTGCTGTTTCGTACACTCAATCTCAGTACTTTAATGTCTACACCCCGTATATAGACATTGATACATTTTTTGAGGATCACCCGACTCTTGAAGATGAATGGTATGACAAGTTTGATAAATTAGAAAAAAAAGTAAGAAATATTATTAATACTTTTTGTGGTCAGTCTTTTGATTATTATCCAAATAAATATCTTGAAGTCATGGGTTCTGGGAAGAAATCAATTCATCTTCCAAACCCAATAGCAACATTGAGAAAGGTCACTGCGGATCCAGGAACTAATGACGAAATTGTTCTCCATGACTATGAAGATGCAACAATGAACCATATTGAAAAGATTAAAGAGCAATACAGTTTTGGCGGCTCTTACTATGTGCAGTTTAGAAAATCAATTCTTGATAGCGTAAATGTTCTTTTAATTGTTAATAAATTTAATCCAGAAAGCGTGTATAGAATTGAAGGGGATTTTGGTTGGAGATTTGTTCCCAATAACATAGAACAGGCAGCCGACCTTCTCTTGGAAGATATGATGAATGATGACTCAATCTATCGTAGGCATGGTATTTATAGTGCGGATATGGATGTCCTCAAAATTCAAACAGGTCAAAACTTCTATGAGTCAACAGGGAACATTGATGCAGACATATTGCTTATGGACTACACATTGTTTGTTATGGACTATGTGGTTTAAATGGCTTCGCAGACCTATTTTAAATTCACTCACAAAGGTGACATATATACAAAAAGTACGAGCACAAATGCGGCTGGTCAGCAGTACGCTTCTTATTCAAAAGTAGCTACGATATCTTTTCAATTTCAATCACCTAGCACAAGCACTTCTTCTGGTGATGAAAGAAGACTTAGCCCATACCAAGATAGTATCCCAAAATTTGAAGCACTTGTGCCAAAAGAATACGATACAAATATTACATACGGCAGCAGGCTGCAGAATGTGAAAGACAGGAACGGGAATGTAGTTGACAGTTATGTTTATGAAGTTGTCGGTATACAGCCAAAGTTTGGCTTTAGTGGTGCAAAGCACCATACCGTGGTTACTCTAAGAAGGGTGGTTGAAACAGCATGATAAGAATATCTGGGGATTTACAACCATTGATTAATAAAGTTGAGAAGATCCCAATGGAGATTGAATCAGCAGCTGCGGAAGCTATGATGGCGAGTGAGAGTAGTATACGAGATATGCTTATTTCTGATTATTCTGGTATTTTTCAAGACTTCGTAGTAGAGCCAGGCAGTGATTTGAGCATCGGTGTTGTTTTAAAAAGAGGTGATATTTACCACTTCCAGAATGCAACTGGCGCTGATATTGGTTATTTGATTGAACCTATTAAGAATATTGTAAAAGAAAATTTAAATCAATCCATCTCTAAATGCATGGGGAGTAATTATGGCTCTTAGCGTTTACGATATAAATACTGCTTTGAAAGCAGATAGCAGTTTGGCTAATATCGCTGGGAAGACTATGAATTTCTTTCCAGTTGTCGCAACTAACGGCGAGACTGCTCCATTTGTGATATATTATTACCAGCCTTCAATTCCAAGTAGCGAAGCTTATTGGATGAGAAAAGACATAATTAGGTATTCAATATTTGATACTGATGCTGATCGTTTGTTTAGGCTTTCCGAAAGGGTTCTTGAAATCCTAGGAAGGGCTGATCAAGTCGCTCAGGTAGGCGGAATTACGGGGACAAACTCCAGGATCCTGTCAAGTTATCAAATAGGGTCAAACCTAGTAGCGCCTTTAGAAAAGGAAGGCTGGTATAGAATGAACTTGGATTTTAGGGTATGTAATGTCTAGCGAGAAAAGGGTATGGTAAAATAATAACATATGGAGTATAGTACTATTACATATATTGGTAAAACACCGAGCTATGTCGTTAAACTTCGTAACTCAGTTTACGAATTTGAATGGAATAAAGGTCTCGGTATTGGCAATCGTCAAGGCGAAGTCAATGCCAAAGATATAGAAAAGATCGCTAAATGGCGTGATAAGAAAGGCAGAAAGATATTTCGCCTGGATAAATAGGAGGAAGTAATATGGCAGTTAATGTTTCTAACATTATCGTTGGCGAGGCAACCATTAAACTTGGTACAAATGCTAACGCAACAAGCATTGCAGCAATGAATAACTTTGCTGACATTGGAGCAACACAAAACGGTTTGGAAATCTCGTGGGAACCAGACATGGTTGATATTGAAATTGACCAATTTGGCGATGCCGCTAAGGTAATTCAGTCAAAGGTAAAGGTAATGGTTAAGACAACCCTTGCAGAAGGAACTCTTAATAACCTTGCAACAGCGTGGAACTACGATGATGTAACAGGCGGAGATTCGGTTAAGGCAAACAATGATGGCGCAAATACAAAGACATTCTTGTTTGGCGCACAGGGAGTAATCCCTTACGAGAAGGCACTCGTTGTTACAGGTACAGCACCTGGTTCAACAGCAGGTGACTTGCTTACCCGTAAATTCTACACAAAGCGTGCAATTTCAATGGAATCATCCACAATTGCAATGAAGCGTGCAGAAGCAACAATGTTCACAGTTGGCTTTAGAATTTTGCCAACAGTAGCAGATGTCGGTTACGAGTACGGCAAAATCGTTGACGAAACCGCATAATCGTAATTAAATAATTTAGCTAAAGGCAATCGCCCCTTGGTATTTTGTGATAAACTTAATAACCGAGGGGCGAAGCCCTTTATATACGAGACATAAGGATGGAAATACTTTGAGCGATAAAAATAAAGATATTCTCGCTGGCACAGAAATCGTGTTTGCGGATGGAAAGACAAGAACGATTAAGCCTTTGACAATTCGTAATCTTAGAAAGTTTATGAAGGTTGTTAAGGATCTTAAGAGCGAAGACACACTTGATGACAAAGATATTGACATTATGGTGGAAGCTGCTGGTATTGCTCTTGCAGCGGTTGACCCAGAATTGGGTAACGATAAAGAGAAGCTAGAAGATGTGCTTGACTTGCGTTCATTCGGTGAACTCATGTCGGCTGCAATGGGTTCAGACCCTTCCTTCTAGGCGAAGAGGGGGCTGGTTCATCTGACCAATCTTGGGAGGATCTCCCTCTTCTAAAATACGAATCGGAAGTGTTTGTCAGAACGGGTTCTTGGGTGAATTTTGAATCACTTGAGACCCATCTGACATTGAACGAATTATTTTTGTTATATCGTGCTTGCATGAATGAAACAAGTACGGCGATGAAAATTGCTGCGGCTGCACAAGGTGCTGATGTTGATTTTGACGATGACTGGTACGATCCAGAACCACCTAGGGCTGCGCAGGTCCATGACATTCTTGACATGAAGTTCGGAATGGGTTATGAAACGGTAAAGAAAGGTGAATAGCCTTGCTTTAATTAACCCAATATGCGATAATTGTCATTGGCTGAATTATGTCTGACACTGGTGACTCAACAACACGAATAGGTATAGATGCATCGGTTACTGGTGCTGAATCCGTTGCAGGTTTAACAACCAATGTTGTTGCATTATCCCAGCAATTAGTTAACCTTTCTCAAAGCGCTACACGCAGTTTTTCAATTCAAGACAGTCTAAATAAAGCATTAGACAGAACAAGGCTTAGCACAGGTTTAGTGCATAACGCTCTTGCTGAATATCGTAAAAGTCAAGTTCTAACAAATAGAGTCGTAGAGCAAGCTACTCAGCAATTAAATGCACTTTCGGCAGCTCAAGCAAGAGTTGCGGCTAGTGGTAAGACAATGTCTCCAGCGCTTTCAGCGTCATATAGACAAGCTAATAGTCATCTAACTTCTGTTGTTTCTTCCGCTGACGCATTGAATAGAGTTTTGAAAACAAACGCTATTGAGAAGTTTGGTCAAAAACTTCAAGCTTCTGGGCAAATAGCCCAAAGGACATCATACTACTTTGCGGCTGCAACTGCGCCTTTGTTGATGTCATTAAGAAGCGCTTTCTTTTCTTATGCAAGATTAGACCAGGAAACAAGAAGATTAACTAAGCTTATTGCTGATGAATTCGGAACTGGTGCTGAAGCTATTGAAAAGGCAAGTGACAAGGTTAGAATTTTAGGCTATGAGCTAGACAAGATTACGGCAAAGTATGGTACATCCAGAGTTCTTGTTCAATCTCTTGCTGGTGACTTTGCTGAATTAGGTGTTCCAGACACTGCAATTGTTAGATTGACAGAGTTCACTGCCGCAGTGGAGAAGTTGGGTAATCTTGATATTACTCAGTCTCAAAACTTTATTCAATCAATCTATCAAAATATTTTGAGAGTTAGAAGAGACATGGCTGCGGCTGAAGGCTACAGTCTTGACTTGTCTAGCCCTAAGATGATGGGGCAGATTTTGAGTGAAGTGCAAGGACAACTTGCTCTTTTCAACATGGTTGAAAACAAAACAACATTGTCATTGAAAGACCTCGCTGATGCTTTCCCTGAAGTATCAGCAGCCGCTACTACATTCGGTTTGTCAATGACTGAGACAGCCGCAATGTTGGCTCCAATGGTTGCTGCTGGGTTCCAGGTTGGTGCTTCGGCTAACTCTATCAAGGTGTCATTGCAGAGAATGGTTGCCATGACTAAACAAAATACGCAAATTATTCAAGGACTAAATCAAGCTCTCGGTGATGATTTTAACTATGCAGCAGGTGTTGGAATGGAAAATATTCAACAACTTGTTGATGGTTTTAATAATCTCTTAAGTATTAAAGGCGAGCAAGGAACATTGGAATTCTTTGCAAGACTGTTCGGTGTTCGTCAAGGTCCAAGAATGGAAACTTCAATTCGGCAATTGGCTGTGTTTCAAAAAGCTCTTGACAATACATCAACAGCGGAAGGAAAAATTGCCGCTCAATTGGAATCTAGTATCAATGCACGCCTAACAGCGCATGGTTATGAAGCTGTTTCAGTAAAGAAAATTGTTGATCTAGCCAATGTCCATAGACAAGCTACCCAAGAAGTTAATGGTGAATATACAATTCAAGCTCGTCTGGTGCAGCAAGGGCAGAAAGATGCAGACGCTGCCCTAAGAGGAGCATACACAGACACTGCTGATTATTTGTCCAAAGTAGGTACTGAGGCTGGAAAGATTTTCTTTACCGAAGCTGTCGGTGGAGTTGCGGCGGCTTCAATCCAGATGGAACAAGAATTGGGGTTGGCTGTTGATTCAGTAGCTGTTAAGTTTAATAAGCTGAAAGAAGCAATGCTGCAGATAGGAAGAGCGCTTGCACCAATCGTTGATAAAGTAATTGGCGCAATACTCCCAGTGATACAGGGCATTGGGGATTTCTTAAAGAAGCTTTCTCCTTTTACTCAAAAAATTATAGGCTTTTTAGCTTTTACTTTAATACTGATACCGCAAATTAGATTACTTGCTGCAACATTCAAAATGGCTTTTGGCGGCATTATTGGCTCGCTAGGCAAAATGCTTAATGCAGCAGATGGTCTTGGTGCAACATTGAAAGGTGTTCGTGCTACAAGCGTGTCGCTTGCTCAAATATTGGAAAACCCAAACATAACTAAAGGTTACAATAAGTTAACTCAAATGACTGATGGTCAATTCTTGCTTCAACAGGACAAGAACGCACCAGGGTATTCAAATAAATTTTTGGGCAGAAGAAAAATGCGACCAACGGATCTTTCTGGTGTGTCTCAGCCAGTAAAGGAACTTTTTGAAAATAAAGGAGTAGTTGGTCCTACTGATAAAACATCAATTAAGACATTACTTGGAAAATCAACAAAGCTTGGATTGCCTAATACTGACGAACTGATTAGATCAATGCTTACAGATATGGGAACAATCCCTGAGAAGATTGCTGAATCAACTGCAAAAGCAACAGAGAAAGCTGCTACAAGTACAGCGGATAAAATAACAAAAGGTTTGAAAGGTTCTATCTTCCAAAATAACACATTTATTGGAAACAAGTTTGGAGGCGGAACTTCTGGTCCTGGCGGTACTGGAACTGGACCACGCACTCCAAAAACTCCAGCAACAGGTGGAACACCAACTGTTCCTCGTACCGCAGTTCCTATGTCAGCGACTCCATCTGCTCCAGCAGCGCCAAGTCGTTATCTCACAGACCCAAGATTTGATCAAGCAAGCACGAGAAAGATATCAATTCCATCAGCAAAGAATGTAGCAAAAGCCGCAACTATTGGTGCACCTATTGCGGCAAGTGTTGAAAGAGTGGCTGCTGAGGCTAAGGCGCAGCTAGATGCGTTGGGTGTTACTGTTCAAGAAGAAGTCGCAAAAGCTACTGAAGTTGTTAAGGAAGCTACTAAGCCAAAAGGAAAGTCACCTCGTGGTTCACCAAAGAAAGTAAAGACAACAGTTGAAAAAGCTGTTGGTGAGGCTGTTAGTGCAGCAACTGCCCCTGTAGCAGAGGCAGTTGAAGCAGTAACAGAAGCATCAACTGAAACTCCTAAAAAAGTTGAAAAGGCTGTCAAGGAAGTAAAGAACAAAGCTGCTGCACCAAAGGGTGGTGCAAGAAAAGTCAAGGCAAAAGTTGAAAAGGTTGTATCTGAAGCTGTCGTTGCAGCAGTAGCGCCAATTGAAGAGACTGTATCTTCAGTAGCACAAGCCGCAACTGAAACTCCTAAGAAAGTTGAAAAAGCGGTTAAGGGAGTAAAGAGCAAAGCTACAACGCCAAAGGGTGGTGCTAAAAAAGCAGCAAAATCTGTAAAGAAAATTACTGAGCAAGCAGTTGCTGCAGTAGAGAGTACTGTTGCTGGAGTTGCTGAAGTTGTTGATAACTCTGCAGCTGCTCAGGCTGCAGTTGAAAAAGCAACAAGTCAAGTTGGCAAAGCTACAAAGGTTGCTTCAAAAGTAGCAAAAGCTCCAACTGGACAAGCTGCTGTTGTAAAACTTTCGTATAAAGAAATTGCTAAATTCTTTGATGATGCTGGACAAACAATTCCAGCTGAATATGAATTTATTAGAACTACTAATAAAGAAGTTGAGTTAACTAAGAGAGCGAAAAATCAATTCTTCCAAAATCTTACAAAGCAATTTGAAAAAGGCACCGCTTCACCTCTCGGATCGTTGAGTCGCTCTAGAGGCAAACCAATATACAAATTATTTGATAAGCAAGTTGACGCTCAAAAAGATGCTTACAAATCTCTTGTTGATGAGCTTCTTCTTGATAGAAGATCGCTAGAGCAATCGGCAAAGGTAAGAGATCAGATATCAGCAACAATGTCGCAAATGCTGCAAAAAGGTGACGGTACTCCAGGAGTTAAGCCATCTGGTGTATCAAAATCCGCCCGTAAGAGAATTGCTGCAGAAACAAAGAGAGCACAAGAAGCAGTTGTAGCAATGAATGCAGTGGAAGCATTGAAGCTTGACGCAATGCCAGGCGTAACCCCGCCTCCTGGTGTTGAAGAGGTATATACAACAAGACCTAAAGCTGAAATTGCAGCAATAGAGGAAAAATTAGCTGAAGCAAAAGCAAATTTGGAAGTTGCGAAAAAAGGAAGCACTGATGTAGCTAATCAACTTGTTGATGGTTATAATAAAGAAATAGCTGATCTTAAAGAAGAATTGGTGCTGGCTAGATCTGCAATTAATGAAAAAATAATCCCTGCATCACCAGCAACATCTCAACTACTAAATGCTCAAAATGATTTGATGCGGAATGAAGCCCCACTTCAGAACCTAACTAGTGGTAGAACACCAGGGGGAGTTGGGATTGGACCAGATAATCCAGTTAGATATGCAAATACATTCTCAGATCGTGTTGGTAATATGCCAAGAGTTGTATCTGGTCCAAAAAGTGTATACAATCCAGTTGTTCTGAACCCAGATATCAGGGCAAAAATATTACATGATCTTGAAATAGAAAAATTAAGTCAAAAATTAATTGATTCTACTGACGCAAATATTGCAAGAGATTTGAAATCTCACATGGTTGATTTGGAAGATCAATTTGAAGGCAAGCCAAAAGCTGCTCTTAAAAAAGCAGCCGCTAGGCAAATGGCTGAAAACATGGGAGTTGACTTAACCAAATACCTCCCGACATCTGATCAGTTTGACCCAGCTGCTGAAGCCGCAATATTGAAAAATAAAAAAGTTGTTGATGGCGTAACAAGTTTTTATAAAGGAATAGAGAATGGCGGTGACGAGCTTGTAGCGGAACTTGCATCTATGAAAACAGATGTTTCTCCTGCAAAAATTTCGGCTAGAGAAAAGCTTGCAAAGGCTTTTGCAAAACAAAGAGAAGCGTTAATTCCTTCTGACTCTGGCGGTAGAACTGCACAACCAATTAGAAAAATAATTTCTGGTGGAATGGGCAAGGCTAAAGCTGGTGTTGTTACAGTTGGAAAGTTAATTGAAGACTCTATTAATGAAACAGTAAACGCACTTCCTGCTTCTATTTCTGATGCTAAAAGACAATTAATTAGAGCTACGGCGATAGCGGTAGCTTCGTCACAACCAGGAGCTGCAGTTGGCGAGGCTCTCCAAGGTGGTCTTAAATTAGTAGACCAAGAATTAACAGCATCCCAAGCTAAAGTCGTAAAGGGCAGACTTGACTTGATGAGAAAACAAGTTCTTGATTTGATGGGCAAAGATGTTGCTGGTTTTAAAACAGCAACTATAACTGACAGTAAGGGTAAAATAACAAAATTTGTATCAGACGCTAAATCTAAAGCTGGCGTTCTCCTGAACAAGCTTGCAAAAGGAACTGCTCTATCGGTAAGTGATTTAGGGAAAGCTGTAGAGGGTGTTTTTGTTGATTCTATGGGAGCTGCATCTTATGCAGTAACTCAAGTTGAAAAAACAAAGAAAGGTTTTAGAGGTTTCCAATTTAAAGATCTGAATGCTCGTGTTAGAGAGGTTCTTGACGCAAGAGTAGCGGCTGGAACTAAAGCTCAAGCTAGCGCCGCAAATGTTGGTAGTGGTACTGCTGTTGGCAATCGTGCTGCAGAAAGACAAGCCGCAAAGGAAGCTCAAAAAGTTGCTCAACAAAAGAGTAAGGAAGAAGCGGATCAAATTGTAAGAGACATCCAAGCTAGAAAAGCTGGGACTGCTGCAGCAGAAGTTAAAAAAGAAGCTACGGTTGCTGAAACTGCGGCTACAAAAGTTGAAACTGAATCTAAGGTTAAAAACACAACCGCTACTGAAGTTGAAGCTGCAGCTAAAACAGAGGCTACAGTTGTAGAGAAAGCCGAAACAGCTTCTACAACAAAACTTACTGGTGCAAAAGAGGTTTTGACTGGGGCAACGGCAAAGGGAGTAACTGCGGCTACTGTTGATGAGCAAATTACAAAAGCGCTGGGTAAAGCTAAAGTAGCTCAAATTGCTAAACTAGAAAGCCAAATCGCAACAATGACTGCAGAGCAACTTGCGTCTGCAAATGGTGTAAAAGTTCAAGCCGCTCAAAAAGATCTAAAGACAAAATTAAATACTCTTGTAAAAGCACAAACTGAAGCAGCTGCTGCTCAAGCAAATGCTGAGGAGCTAGGTCGTGCTTCAACAAGCAGACTGAAGACAGCAAAAGAAAAGCTTGCGTCAGCAACACAGAACGCAAAAATTGCAACAGAGAAACTGGCTAAGGCTGTAGTTGCTGCATCTACAGATGTTGCTGCAGTAGCGCCAGCACTAACAGGTGCTGCATCTAGTGCGGCTTCTGGTGCTGGTGCAGGGTCAGCTGGTACACCTAAAGCTCCAAGAACACCAAGACCAAGAACCCCTGCTGCTGCAATTCCTGCGTCTGCTAGTGGTGGTAGTGCAATTGTTAAAGCAATTGAAAAGCAGACATTGCAGTTTGATAGCTCACTTGCCAATTTCTTTAAAGGACCAAACTTCTTCCAGGGTCCAAACATCTTCCAAGGGAAATTAATTAGTGCGGATAAGTTAAATCTTAAGATTAAAGATTCTGCAAAGGTCGCTAAGGATGCAGCCAAGGCTCTTCCTGCCACCGACCCGTTAGTTGTCAAAGCAAAAGCTAGGCAGAATTATAAGACATTAAAAGACAGAATTGAATCAAGAACTGGTGTCCCTCTTTCTGATGAAAGACTTGACAGGCTTAAGAGATTAACTGGTGTAAAAACACCAACAAGTATTCCTGCTGTAATGGAAGATGCTAGAGCAGATAGGGCAGCAACAAGAGCGGCAGATATTCGTGCTCGTGTTTTGAGCAGTGTTGCTGCATCAAGAGCAGCTACTGCTTCGTCTGGAGCAAAAGCTGCATTCAAAGATATGGACATGTCTAGTCTTGACAAAGTTAAGAGCAAGCTAAGTTCATTTAATAAGATGATAACTGGCTCAATTGCTGGTGGATTTAATAAAGGCTTCTCGCTTGCTGGTAATGGCTTAACAAGATTTGCACAGTTGTATGTCAAGACAATGCTAAGCACAGTTGCCTCTGGTACTGACATGTCAATGAAAGTTGCTAAGTCAATGACATACCTATTGTCTGGTGGAAGAAAGATTATTGATGAAACTGGTCTCTTAGGAAGAGCTTTTAAAACACTTGCTGTCATCAATAGAATGTCAATGAATTCAATAAAAACAAGCGCAGTAGAGACTGCATTTGTTATGAGAGCACTCGGCACAGTTGTTAAGAGTGAAGTAGCCCCAGCTTTTTCAACAATGATTGCTTCATTAAGAAATAGTAAAATTATAAAAGCATGGACTTTCCTTCTATTTACTGGAATGAACAAAGTTACTGGGGCGCTAAGAGCCGCTAGCGCTGCAGCTGGTTTGTTCACATCTCATACAACAAGAATGAAAGCGGTTGGAGTTGCACTTGACGCTGTTGCTAAGAAGAGAGTAGCCGCTGGTCTTGCAGAAACAATCCCTCTCTTCCAAAGACTCATTATTCAGGCAAGTGCTTACACTGGTGTTGGAAGAGGTTTACGAGCAATGTTCGCAAGCGTTACTAAAACAATGTTCTCTGCTTTGACAATGGCTATTAAATTAAAATTTGCAATGCTGCTGATAGCTCCTGTATTTATTCTTATAGCTGGCTTTATCATGTCCATGAAATCAGGTTTGGTTAAGAATAATGCAGCAATTGAAAACTTTAGAAATGCATGGGTTGCTATAAGAGAAGCAATCATAACTTTGTCAAAACCATTAATGGAGATGATTGGTAAATTTGGCGGTTTGGGCAAGGCAAGTAATGGCGCTAACGCTGTGTCTGGAGCTCTGCACACTTTGTCAAGACTTGTAAAATATGTAGCAGATGCCTTTAGTAGGTTTGCTAAAGGTCCAGGCATGAGATACATGCAGGAAGTAATTGTTCCTGTGTTAACAAGAATGATCAATAGATTTATTCTTTTAGGAAGAACTATTGCAGGCGTATTTAGAGGCGATGCCTCGGCTATTAAGAATTTCAAAGGTCTATTATTGTCACTTGCCTATGAAGCGTTTAATTCACTACAAAAATTATTTGGGTTCTTAGCTAATTTGCTTCCAAAACTTGGACCACTTTTGTCTTCTATGATTGAAGCGGTTCTGAATGCAACAATTGATGCATTTATGTACATAATGAATTTCGGAAAAGAAGTAGCATTGTTCTTTGGATCAATGATGATCGGTATAGGTGGAGTTCTTGCTCTCTTCACTGGACCTATGGGAGCGGGTGTAGCCGCTATGGGTGCAGGGCTCATAGCAGCCGCTGGTGCCGCACATCTTCTTGATAAAAATATTGGAAGAGTTAAATCTGGAGTTAAAGGTATTTCTACAACTATCGGCACCAGTATAGCTCAAGGGTTGGGTAGTGCTGCTGGCTTTATAGAAGAAAATATATTTGGGAAGATAAAGAAAGCTGTCGCTAGAAAGTATGGAGAAGAGATTGGTGCTGATGTTAATGCTGCACTGGCATCGCAATTATCAGACCCTGCAGATGTTAAGAAAGCATTAAACGACACACTGGGCGGTGCGGGTAAGAACGCCCCAGGTGCGAAGGCGGCTGGTGAATCCCTAGGTGAAGCAATAGCTAAGGGCATAAAGGACAAGCTTATTTCAATGAAGGAAGACTGGACTGGTTCTTTCTTTGGAAAGGCTGATGACCAAATAGGCAAGATTACAGAAAATTATAAAGAAGCTATTGATAAGCAAAAAGAAGAAGCGATGAAAGCTTTTGACACGCAAATTTCTGCAATTGAAGCCCTCGGCAAAGCCGAAGAAGAATTAACGGCAAAAATGGATTATGAAGAGAAGCGCCGTGAAATGATTCGTTCTAGATCTCTTGATAAAGAGAACTACTTGAGAGAAAGGAAGATAGCTAAGTACGAAGGTCGTACTGAAGATGTTCGCTCCCTTGATCTTTCATTTAGAAAATCAGACCAAGCCGCTGGCAAGGATATCACCAATTTAGATACTGAAAGGGCAAAGACGCTTCAGGAGCAACAGAGATCAATTGCTATTGCAGTTATTAATCGTGAAAAAGATGTCATGGCTAAATCATTTGATGAAATGCAAAAGCAATTTGATATTAACCTTGAAAAGATTTTGAACAAGGGTTTCTCAACAAAAGAAGAGTTTAGTGCTCTGCTAGGTGAAATTGGCGGGGCTGTTCAAGGTTTCTCTGGAGAAATAAACAAAACATTTGAAGCTGCAATGACATCACTCCCTTCAATAATTAGGAATTCAACCGATCCATCAGTAGGAATGTTTAGCATGACAATGCAGAAGCTAGTTGATCAGGCAAAGATGTCCTTTGGAGCAGATATAAGAACTGGTGATGCAAGTTCAATTCTTGGCTCTGCTTATGCAATGGCAAATGGTATGCCAGATGCATTTAAGCAAGCATTTAGTGAAGGTGTAATTTCTGAATCAGTTACTCCGTTTATAACAAAAATTTCAACAATCATGGGCGGACTGAATGTAGACGCTATTTGGATTGAAGCAGGCAGGTCAGCTACTGAAGCGATGATTGGCGAAATGAAGCGCAAGCTTCGTGCTCTAAAGGGCGATCTTTATGATGAGTTTAAAACATTGTTTGCTGGGATGGGTGCTGAATACAATAAGCTTTTCCCAGAGCTTGAGGATCTTGCGAAAAAAATTGCAAGAATAGAAGCAATTAGATCACAATCTGGCGGTGGCGGTGGTGACTCTGGATCAAAAGGCGGCGGAAGCGGTTATGACAGTTTGGGCAAGGAAGTAATCAGTGTTAAATATGGAGAACACCTAGCGAGAAAGCCTGTTGAAGATATTAGCTCCGCTATGGACCCTAAGAGCTTCTCTTTCTTTGGAATGTTGATTGATGGCGCAAAGAATCTTGCAAAAGCACTCGGTCCTGTAAAAACAGCAATCCTCGGTGCTGTTGGCGTAATTGCAGGCTTTATGATGTTAAAAGGTCTATTTGTAATAATAACTGGAGCATTTGAAACATTAATGCTTGCTGCGATGTATGCCGTACAGCCTATTGGTGTTGCTCTGGCTGGGGTAAGCGCAGTTGGTCTTGCTATTGCTGCTGCAGTAGGAGTTGTAATCGGCGTTATTGTTTATATGTACATTAAGTTTAAATGGTTCAGAGATATGGTGAACGACACATTTAAGAGTGTAATTGATTTCTTTGTAACTGGTTTCCAAATGCTGAAAGAACCAGTATCTGGATTCCTCAGTGCAGTTTTTGATGGTGTTAAACAAATTCTTAGTTCATTGTTTGGACCAATTATTGATTTTGGCAAAAAAGTTGTAATGGGAATAGTCGGGGCAATTGCTGGAGTTGTTGTTGTAATAGTTGGTGCACTTCGTGGAATAACAATGGTGTTTGATTTTATCAAAGTTCCACTATTTAAATTTATTGGATTCATAATAGACATGGCTTCTGGAATAGTAAGTGTTCTTGCAGATATTATTTCTGGAGCAATTGACTTTATTTACAAGATCATCGGAGCGCTCTTCACAGTTGGAATTGGCGGTCCAATCAAACTTATCATTGAAGCATTCAAACTTGCATTTGACATTATTGTTGGAATAGTAACGATAGCTATTGATTTGATTGTTAAGGCGTTTGATTTCCTTAAGGGTCCACTATCTGGTCCTTTTGAAGTTGGTTTTGAAATTATTAAGGGAGTTTTTGACAAGATAAAGGATATTGTTTCTGGAGTAATTGATTTTATAAAAAATCTGTTTGGTGGTTTTGATTTTGGCGATATATCTGGTCCAATAATTACTCCATTTAAAGTTTCATTTGAATTCGTTAGAGATGTATTTGGAAAAATATTTGACATTGTTAAAGGTGTTTTTGAAAAAATAATTTCATTCATTGCGCCAGTTGGTGTAACTATAACAAATATTTTACTTGCACCGTTTAAGTTATTGTTTGATGTGTTTAAAGCTATTGCAAATAATCCAATAGTTGTTTTCTTTGCTCGCCTAGTGGCATTACTCGGACTGGTAGCTGCAATTGCTGCAACATGGACAATTAAAATTGTTCTTGAAAGCACATGGTTTGTTATTAAAAAAGTTGTTGGGGCGCTTATTGATCTTGGCAAGTTTATTGTTGGCGGTCTCGTAGATGCGTTTAATATAATTAAAGATGTAGCAATTAAGGCTTGGGACTTCATTTATGAGAAAGTTAAAGGCTTTATTGATTGGTGGCATGAGAACATTGGTTCACTCTGGCTAATATTTGTTGCGGCATTTGCAATTATATATGAAGCTGCGAAGTTTATTTTTAATTGGATGAAAGATACATTTGGTCCAGTACTTGCAAAAGTATGGGATGCATTTAAAGAAGCAGTTGATGTTGTTTTTGAACTGTTAAAAACATTTGGGTCATGGATTGGAAGTGTTTTCACTGCTGCTTGGGAAGGAATAAAGACAGTTGCTTCTGCTATATGGGGAGTTATCAGTGATGCGGTGAATATTGCTTGGGATGTTTTGAAGCAAGTTGCCTCATGGATTGGAACAGTGCTTTCAAAAGCTTGGGATATAGCAGGTGTTGTTGGGAAAAAAGCTTTTGAAATTCTTGGCGGTGCAATTAATCTTGTTTGGGAAATTATTAAAAATGGTTGGAGTGTTGTACGAGTTATATTTGAAAAGATCATTGATGTGCTGCAAAATCCATTAGCCGCTGCTTGGGGATTCATAAAGGGAGCTGTTGAATTAGTCTGGGGCACTATAACCGAAATGGTAGACGCTGTGCTTCCTCTTCTAGAAACTATTGGCAATGTTGTAAGAGGTGTTGTTAGTGGGGCGTGGGATATCCTATCAAAATCCATTAGCAAAGTTTGGGATATTATTAAATTTGGCTGGGATATGACCAAGCCAGTCTTTGATGGTTTCTGGAGCATTATCTGGCGAGTAATTGGTCCAGCAGTAACTGTTTTGGGCAAAATTTTTAGTTCCTTTTGGGATGGAATCAAAGCGGCGTGGGGATTCGTTAAGCCAATATTTGATGCAATGGTAGAAATTATTTCCAATGTCCTAAGTCCAGTGATTGATGCACTTGGTTTCGTATTCCAAAAAGTATGGGATGGCATCACAGCTGGCTGGGATTTAATCAAGCCAGTATTTGATTGGATTTTGGATATTATTGTTAACTTTATCAAGATGCAAGTTGAAGGTCTAACAGTTATTTTTGGTTTCCTTTGGGACAAAATTACAGCTGGCTGGGATTTGGTTGGACCAATTTTTGGTTTGATAGTAGACATTATTCAAAATGGAATCAAGGGTGCAATTGATATTGTAATGTTTTTATGGGATAACTTCTGGAATGGAATAAAGATCTCATGGAGCTTCCTCAAGCCAATATTTGATTTGATTGTTGACGCAATTAAGTCTGGCATTGGATTTGCAATTGATCTAGTAAAGAAAGGCTGGGACATTTTTGTTGCAGTATTGAAGAATACTAAAGACTTAATTGTTGGCATTGTCCAAACGATTGGTAATTTCATTAGAGATGGAATTCAGTTTGCAATTGAAAAAGTAATCAGCGTATGGAACGGTTTGAAAGATGCGTTTAGTTCCGTGTGGGGCTTCATCCAACCAATTATCTCTAATATTGGAAATGCGATCAAGAATGTAATCGGTGGAGCTATTGACTTTATTTCAGCGGCAATATCAGCGATCCCACAAGCGTTTAAACTGGTTGTTAACAGTATAGGTGGATTGTTCAACAGAGCCGTTGATATACTCGGTGGATTTGCATTTCCGAAAACAATTTTGGGAGTCCCACTTCCTTTCATCGGAGGCAAGAAGGTAAGTGACTTTATTCCTCTTCCAAAAATTCCTCCTCTTTACAATGGTGGAAAAGTTGGAATGTACATGAAGGGTGGGATGGCATACGGAACTGGCGGCATGACTTATGGTCCTGCTCAGCAAGGTATCCCAGCGGTTCTTCATGGTGGTGAGTATGTAATCAACCATAAGGCTGTGCAGAGAATTGGCACAGACGCACTGGACAGACTCAATAGCCTTAGACTCTCCAAGCCTAACTTGCCAACAATGCCATCTGTTCCAAGTATTAAGATGCCTAACGCTGGTATGAATGTTTCGTCAGCTGGTCAAGCCAGCAGTTCTTCAACACAAAATGTAAACATCTATGTTGACAATTTCATCGGTGAGCCAGAATGGTTTAATTCAATGATGAAGGGCTACAACACCACGGTTCTTCCAAGGAACCAAAAGGCAGCTGGTCTTGAAAGTCGTGTAATAAACACATATAATGGATTGAACAGAGGTCTGTAATGTCTATATCCAATCTGATGACTATAAACGGAACAGAAGTCACTGAACATAATAGAAAGTTCAGTATGTCTGAACAAATTTCGGCTAATGAGGTTGACCTCGCCTCTGGTCATAGAAGAAGATATTACACTACAAACAAGAAACAATTCTCCTTGTCTTGGTCGTATCTTCCAGATCTAGTTGCTAAAACTGTTGATAATAGAAGCGCTAGAAATTTCTTGTTTGGTATTGTGAATACAAGTGCTTTTGCAACGGTTGGGATTGAACTAGAGCCAGGAGCTGGCTTTACGGAGTATGATTGCTATGTTGATTCATATAGCGAGTCTCTAATTAGAAGAGACTTAACAACTGGCTGTACTTATTACGATGTCTCTTTGACATTGACGGAAAGATAGTATGACCAGCAGTTGGTTTAGCTTCTCCGAGCCCCTCAATAGTGGTATTGATTTTTATTTAGCAGATGACAATGATGTAGTAGTAGATTTAAGCTCATCTGCAAGTTTAACAGTTGATTCTTATAGAATAATTCATGGCGATATTGTACTTTCAGTCCAGGCTGATTCTAGCGTTAGTGCACATAAGATTGTTTTTGCAGATGTTGTGCTCTCTGGTCTATCAGTAACTGCTACTGTAGCTACAGAAAGACAAGATGCACTAGTCACCGTTTCTGCCAACACAACTGTTGCTGTAACAATGATGAAGTTTTCGTATTCGGAATCTTCTCAAAGTGCTTCTGTAGATGTTGCTCAAACAGTTACGAGAATTGCAGAGTCTGCTGTGTCATTGTCGTCATCTGCAGACATTACCGCTGCTTCTGTAAAGTTTGCAAACTCAGCTGCAGTGGTTTCAGCTTCTGCATCACTAACTAGCGTTGGGACTAAAATTTCACAAGCAATTTCTGCATTGTCATCATCATTGCAATTGACTGTTGCTGGTAAAATATCTCTTGCAACAATACAAATTGTTCTTCAAGAAGTAGGTGCTCTGGCTATCCAAACACCAATTGTCTTTGCACAAAATGTTGCTAGCGGTATTGACGCAAGTATTTACAGGACACTTGTTTTGCTTGATGGAAAACCATTGACGATTCATAATAGAAAGCTTGATATGGGCGTAGATCAGATATTCACAGAAACTGTTAATTGGAATAACAGAAAAACAAGATATTACAAATCAAGTTCAAGGGCTGGTAGGCGTACATTTAGCATGTCTTGGTCATGGCTGCCGAATTCAATAAATTACACAGTTGACGGTAATAGTGGTCGTGATTTTATAAAGAGGGTAGCTGAAGACCCAAGGCATCATGTCCTTAAGATAATTAATATGGATGAGACTGGAACAACGCCGTACTCAGAAACAAGTTATAATGTATTAGTGAAAGATTATAGTGAAACATTGATTAGAAGAGATATCCCAAATGATGTCTACTTCTGGGATTGCTCTATGAGCCTGGAAGAGGTGTAAATGCTTCAATACGGGTTGTACGATAAAGAAATATCAAGCTCATTCAATGCGGCTATAGATGACATATCTCAGAGTGTAAAACCATTAGTTATGGTTGATTGGCTTGACAGTAGGCATGTTGATAAGTTTTCAAATACTGAAATTGCCAGCAGTAATGACACATGCACCCAGAAATCTGAAGCAGCAATCAATTTGAATGTTACGGGGATGCTGTCAAACGGAAGAACGCTCTCTGCTAATGAAAACCTTTTTAACAGATCAAGAGGCAGGGATTTCTATTTTACTCCAAATGAGTCAATTAATGGTATAGAACGCCAAGCATTTACATGGGCAGTGTGTGATGCAAAAGATGTTAACGGTAAAACAATTACGGCTAATGGTCAATGGCATTGTCTCCCTTCCACTAAAGATGAAAATTATGAATTCGGGTATGAGTCTGCAACGAAAAGCACTGGTACTCTCCATTCAACACTAAATGGGTACGAGCTTACATCCGCAGTATTGCTGACATATGTGTTTACACAAAGAAAAGTAAATTTAATTAAAGTTGTTACATCGGAATATAATGGTCAAATTAAAGCTTATAATGTTAAAGCTTATAACAATACATCTAATTTAGTATACAATCAAGATGCGGAAATACCAGATGACAATTATTTTTTTGAACATTATCTTGATGGTATTACATCAAATGATATCAATAAAATTATATTAACAGTATATACAACAAAAAATCCATACGATTATGTAAGAATAAATGAGATGTCTCCTATCTATAGACTAGACATGACTGATTATGTTATGAACTTTAATGTTTCAAAAGTAAGGGATGTGCACGAGACAAGTCTCCCTATCGCTGGTAGCGGCAGCAATACATCTTCAATAACATTTGATAATGCTTTAAAAGATTTTAACCTGTTCAATTCGGCTTCCGCTTTTGGCAAATATATGAAGAAAGATATTCGTTTTAATATCTATGCTGGCTGGGAGATTCATCGTGCGGATGGCATCTATGTTGATGCTCTTCTGAACGCCAATGTCACATCTTCAAGCACAACATGGAATGTTAACAGCGTTAACGACTTTCCAGACGGTGGTGCTGGAAATTACTACCTACTTACCGTGGAGCCGAATACTGTAAATAAAGAAATAGTTATTGCAACAAAAGGGACTGGCAATACATTTACAATAATTCAGCGTGGAGTTGGCGGGACTGCTGCTCGTGCCCACAGCTCTGGGTCTGTTGTAAGATTTGATATTTACGAATATGTTCCCTTCGGAGTCTTCTATGTTGATGAATGGCAGGGTTCTTCATCAAGCATGACAGTTAGTGCGAATCTAACAGATAGAAGTAAATTTGGTCAAGAAAAAATGTTGACAAAAGGTTTCTTATTGCAAGACTCAACAGTTGCAGAAGCCGTTGAGCATTTGCTATTAATGACCAACTTTCCAAAATCTGACATTCAGTATTTGTTAAATCCAGCAAAAACTTATAAGAAAAATAATGCTATTTTACATTACGGGTTTGATGAGAACAGTATAGATAGAGCTAATTCACAAAAGGTTGTATCAACCTCCTTAAGAGCCAGGCTTGTTCAAGTCCCAGAGGGTGACTTAAATTCAGTTCGTGATATAAAACTTGACGCTAACGATAGAGAGTTGAACACATATGAAAAAGCTCTAGATGTAAAAGCTTACATATCGCCATCGTTAACAACCACATCAGCGGCGATTTCTACAAGCAATTCTCTAGCCCTTGATTTTACCAGTGGGCAATTTACAAATAAAGATGGCGATGTTGTTAATGAATATTTTAATGGTGTGTTTGATGGGTATTATGTTCCATCTGCTACTGGAACATATTCTTTTGTAATTGGCATTAATAAAGGCGGATTCCGTGTTTATCTGAATAAGGTAAGAATCATTGACGAATGGAGAATTATTGATTCTGGGACTAGCTCGCAGGAATATTTTTTTTCTGATGAGTATGTCTTGACAGCTGGCAACCCATATGAATTAAGGATTGAGTTCTTTACAGAGCAATTTGTAAGCGGCGAACAATTTAAAATATCCTTAGGGAGGGAATACAATGGCACTCAAGATTCAATCTATGCAAGTGAATGTTACACAATGGTTGCTAGCGATAGGATTGGAAACAAGAATGATTATTCTTATTTGACTTTTGCATCAAATTCATGGACACAAACTGCGGGTGTTAACTTGATTGAAAGGTCGGCTAGAAGAAATGATGCTATCTATAGAGGCTCAGTTGCCATATCTCAGACAAGCGGCGTTGTGTCTGATAGCGCAAGCAAGAGCGTCTTGCTCGCTTCAAATTCTTACTTAAGAACGCCATATCACATATCTTATGATGTGTTTAACACATCATCAAATTCCTATACTGGTGAATTTAGTATTCAGATTTATGCAAAATTTCATAACGGATCTTTTTCTAGTGATGGCGAGTATATTAGTAATTGGAGTAATTCAACTTCTAATGCTGGTTTTGAATTTTTTAATAATTCATCATCTAATGGCTTTAAATTTAAAACAAGCACTGGAACGCAAACAATAAGTAGCAACTCTGCTCTTTCAAGTTCGGTGTATAATCATATTGCGGTTACATACAAGAGTAATTCTGTTAAATATTATATAAATGGCGCTTTAGCCAATACTGTTACTACATCTGGAACCCTTGTTGCTTTTACTGGAAAGAGCTTAACTTTTGGGGGTAGAGGTGCTGGGTTTACATCAGGTTCAGAAGTAGCGCCAGCAGCAATTAGAAGTTTCTTTATTGATGAATTTGCGGTGTTTAACAAATGCTTGTCCAGCCAGCAAATTACAAATGACTATATTGAAACACAAATGAAGGAAGCAAGAGTAATGCCTTTTATTTATGGTAACGATGCTTCGGTCCAGGAGATTATTGACAATATAAGCCTTGCTGATTTCGGAAGACTGTATGTAGACGAAAACAATAATGCTCGGTATGAGCATTTTAATAGATTCTTTGAGTCATCAATAGACCAGCATGCGAATGTGCAATATCAGCTTTCTGATTCTTCAAATATTATTGACGCAAGTTATAATGTTCAATTACAGGCTAACAAGATAGTTATAAAAGTAAATGGGGTTGCGAATAATTTAATTGAAAAACAAAGCCTATGGCGTGCTGAAGATCCAACAACTCTGGGAGTTACTAAGCTATCGTTGTCTATGGCGAATAACGATGTAAGTATGAATGTTTTATCAACTGATAATCCTTATTTTGCTAAATCTGGTTATCTAAAAATTGATAATGAGATTATTAAATATAGCAACACTACGAGTAACTCATTCTTAACACTAGAGAGGGCTCAATTTGATACATTTGCCGCATCTCATAATGCAAACACATTGGTGAGGGAAGTAAAGAACTATGACCTGTTGTTTGATAAAGCCCCAGCATTTAAGATAGAAAACCCTTTGATTACAAATATGTCCACTGTAAATCCAGCAATGATTGAGTTAGTTAAGTATAACCCAACTCCGTATGGCGCTAAGTTGATATTAGCAGCATCTAACAATACTACTAATGGAGATATTGTTTATGTTGAAGGTGAGAACCCATTGTCTGGGGAGAAACATTTTGCTGGTATTGCTGGTATCCCAGTGATTGTAACCGATAGGACTGGTGATGTTAAAGAACAGAAAGCTGTCCTTGATGATAATGTGAGAAGGTACGGCTTAAAAGAAATTGTTATAGAAAATGAATTCATTACAGACCTTTCACACGCACAGAGTTTGGCTGATTTTATTATCTCTAAAATGTCAGATCCAGTTCCAGTTCTTAATCTAAATATATTACCAATTCCAAAATTACAATTAGGTGATAGAATTAGAATATCTACGATGGATTCTTTTGATATAATCAATGGTGACTATTGGTTGATAAGCACTGATTTTGCATATGGACAAACCTTAACGCAATCAATTGTTATAAGGAAGGTTGTTTAATGTCTTTTAAAAAGGGGATTTCTGAAAACTCTATTATTTTCTTTCAAGGCGGTCATAACCATGACGGTGTATCTTCTGCGTTAATTGATACAAATAAATATTCTATATACGACTTTATAGTGGGGAAAACAGGAAGCTCCGCCAGGCAAGCTACGCAGCAAAGAAATTATGACAGTTTAAAAGGTGTTATATCTAGCATCATAACAACAGACATCCTCGGTCCATCTGGTGTGCGATTGGGACCGAACTCTGTTCAGTCTGTAAACATTTCCGCTGGTGCCGTAACAGCAAGTGAACTGGCAGCAAATATTGTATTAGTAAATAATATTATATCAAGTTCAAATTTTGATGGGACTGTAGCGGCTAATGGTGTTATTACAAGTCAAGGGACATCTGGGTGGGCTATAACTAGTGCTGGCTCTGCTGTCTTCTCAAACACTGCTATTAGAGGTACATTAACTGCTGGTGCTTTGTATATCAATGCAAACAATCAGTGGAATGCTAATGGTACGATAATTGTAGGAAACCCAGGTGATACCACTCCTGGATTCGCCTTTAGCCCGACTACGGGCTTGGCTGTAACAGGAAAAGTAACAGCGACATCGGGAAGAATTGCGTCTTTTGATGTTATAGGCTCTACTTTGTACACTGGAGATTCATTTGTTGGGTGGATATCACTTGGTCCAGTTGATGACGCAGCATATGGTGGAGTTCCTGCTGGAGAAATATTGGTGGCTACCAGAGCCCCTAGTGACAACCATGTTGTTTATGCCAGTATGAGGGGGGAGAAAATTCTCATTCAAGATGACGATGCTCCTACTCGTTTCACTGAAATCACTAGAGATGGCATCACGGCTTCTGGAACAATATCTGCAGATTCTTTCATCGCTCCTTCTGTTGTGTATCCATATTCAGCAAATCAGATTGCATTTTATTGGAGTGGTACTCAAATTTATGCAGTTATTGATGGGCAAACTCAGATATGTTTAACACATTGCGGTTCAGCCCCAGCTCCATCTGTTGAGGCTGTTACCCCAACTGTTGAGACCGTTGATCCAGTCAGCCCAGGTGGGGGGTGCCCAACTTGCCCAACGCATGTGGAGCCATGTTGCGCTCCAGCGCAATGCTGGTATGATGAAGTCAAGCTTGGTCATTTCTGTGCATAATGTTGTGACTGGAATCCAGCCAACTGCTATGGTATGATAAAATAATATTCAGAATGGAGATTCAATAATGAGTGATGCGAATGAAAGAACAGTCTGGGAGCCAAAAGTCCCCACTCTGCCAGAAGGCGGTTTTCAGAGCTGGTTGAATTGGGAAACCAAATTTGGAGAATACGGCGATCCAGGTTATGAAAGAATGACATTTCCAATTACATCCGTCAGTGCTTTCGGCAATAATGACCCTTTTGATTTAATTTGGACACTATACCGAGGTGAAGATGGATTGCTTCTTGCTGTTCATGCATCATATTACGATGCCGAGGGGCTTAGGCACCCTTTTATATTTATAGTACATCCAGACCACAGGGGTAAGGGGATTGCATCAAAAATTGCTCGTGATTTAGAGGATGAATTTATTGCAAACGAAGCTCATAGATATGGGATGTCACCTGCTGAATTTGCTGCACTGTCAAGAGCTGAATTGGCAGCGTTGGTTGTTCCAGATATGTACAAAGATGTAGAAACTAATCCATCTGGAGCTGGTTTTCTTAATAAGCTTGTTGACAAGTTTTACAATGTTGAAAGAGAATCATAACTATGACACCGTATCAAGAATGGAAGAAAAGCCTAGGTGATACTCGCCCTTGGGATGTTGTGAATCCTAATTCAGAAAAAGCTTCTGATGATCTAGCAGCTCAAAGAATTGCTGTATGTCAAACATGCCCAAGTTTATTAAAAATAACTACTCAATGTAAAGAGTGCGGTTGCTTTATGAAACTCAAAACTAAATTGCAAAATGCGACATGTCCACTTGCCAAGTGGTGATATGTCAAAAAAACTTGCCCCTGGGATTCATGTCTATAATTTTCAAGAGATGTCTGATTGCTATGAAGTTATAAATACAAACATCAAAAATTTTTTTGGATATGGGAAAGTTGTTTCTAGCAACAAAAACCCGTATATGGATTTGAATTCAAGAAAAGTGAAAGTTTATCCTATGGGTAAAGCTTCGTCATGTCATGAGGATGACCCAATAAATGTGTTTAAAAGAAATATTGAAAAATCAACTACTGTTGCGATAGAGGATTATAGGGGGATTCACTCCTTAGATAAGCTAGAGAAAAAACATGACTGGGAAATCCTCAAATATGATGCTGGTGATTTTTTTAAAACACATATGGATGACTGTGCGGCTCACTCTAGAACCGTTTCAGCTGTTGTCTATTTCAATGAAGACTACGAAGGGGGAGAAATTGAGTTCCCAAATTTTGATGTATTCTATAAGCCAAAATCTGGCGATGTGTTAGTTTTCCCATCAATTTTCACCTATATTCATAATGTAAGAGAAATAACATCGGGAACAAGATATGCGGCAGTTAACTGGTTTTCTTATGCAAAACGCAGTATTTGAGGTATAATAGGTAAATGGCTTACGAAAATTACTCCTTTGTCTCCTGGACAGACGCAACACCGCTCTCGTCAGACAGGATGGCGCAAATGTCTATGAACATAGAGCAAGTGCGTGATTATAACGACTCAAAACCAGCTGGCATACTTGAATTTGCAGAGCTAACAACAAATAATGTTGTATCAAATGTTGGTAGCAACGCTACTTCAATTATTGCACTTACAAACCCAGCGGGTGGTTCTGATCAAAGAGTAACTATTAATGAAAATCGTTACTATAAAGTAACAGTAGTATTTCCAGGGTTTACTGTATACAGCAAGGGCGCAGAAGATGCCGTGTTGACTCTGCAGGTATGGAAGGATGTGCAGTCAGGGTATGGTGCTACTACGCCTATTCAGGAATGGGTTTTTTCGCAATCTGCGCACATCTTCCATAACACAGCCAGTAATGCAAACATTGCAGCCAGCGGTCAAACATTTAAAGCAGATTACGGCAGATTAGCTGCTGGCACTTATAGCATATTCATGGAAAGCGCTGGTGGATTGAATGCTGAGTCATTCTCTGCATCAGTTAAGAGAACATTCGGCACATCGGGTAGCACCAATGCTCCTCAAATATCGGTTAACCCAACAGCTACGGAGAAGTTGCAATTGATTGTTGAAGATGTTGGCGCAAGCATCTAGTTATGAGAGAGCTGGCATCTAAAAGAAAAGATGTAGAGTGGGCAATTAGAAGCGTTTCTGGTGAACATAACCCTAATTACGGCGGTGGAAAGTATATTGACGATAAGGGGTATATAAGAATTCTTAATCAAGACCATCCATATAATATTAAAGGTTATGTCTACGAGCATAGAACTGTTTTTGAGGCGTATCTGGGTAGACATTTGCAACCTTGGGAGACAGTGCATCACATCAATGAAATAAAAGTTGATAATCGTGTGAGCAATTTGTACTTGTGCACAGTGCCAGAACATAGCGCTGTCCATAGGGAAGGCAAGAAACCAAGTGATAGCCATCGTGAAAAAATGCGTGAGAACATGAATAAGCGCAATCAAGAAACACGAGAAAAAAAGAAGAAACAAACTCTAAGATAAACGATTTTTACACAAATCCCGTCAGATTTGGTGTACAATTAACCTTATGAAAATATGCGAAGCAAAAGGTTGCGACCAAGAGTTTGAACCAAATACAGCAAATCACAAATATGCAGACAAAGACTGTCGTAAGTCAATAGACAGTACTGGCATCTGCAAATATAGACGACAGAAAGGTTTATTTGAAGTGCCAAAAGATCCAATCACTGGTGAACAACCAGTTTCAGACCCAGAGTTGAGAGTTTCATTTACGAGACTTCAGCAGGAATATAACAAGCTAAAGACGAAGAGCGATGATTTGGCTAGTGCAGTTTATCAGGCTGTAAGAGATGACATGGCTGACAATAAGTACAAGCCAGTCCCAAAGCCAGTTCTTAGTAAGAAAAAGAACGGAGAAGAAGTAGCCGTTGCGGTCATTGCCGACTGGCAACTTGCTAAAATCACTCCCGATTACAATTCACAAGTGTGTGAAGAAAGAATCTACAAGTTTGCTGAGAAGATTATCAATCTTACTGAAATCCAAAGACAAGATCACCCAGTTCGTGAGCTTAGAATTTGGGCTCTAGGGGATATTATTGAAGGCGAATTGATCTTCCCAGGTCAATCGTTCCTAGTTGATGGTGGTCTGTACAGACAGATCACAGTTGATGGTCCAAGAATTCTTAAGAACTTTATTAACATCATGCTTGAAAACTTTGAAAAAGTTACATTTGTTGGTGTGATTGGTAATCATGGTTCAATTGGCGGTAGGGCGAGAAGAGATCACGACCCTGAGACCAACGGTGACAGAATGCTTTATCGCATTGCTCAGTTGATGTTTGAAAATGAAAAGAGAATTGAATTTAAGATTCCTGATGGTCGTGGTGAGCGTCATTGGTACGCAATTGACAAGATTGGGAATTACAAAGCAATGCTCTGTCACGGCGATCAATTCGGTAGCTTGTCTTCATTCTACTCTTTCCAAAAGAAAGCGTATGGCTGGAAGATTGGTGCATTGAGTGAGGATTTTGATGATATCTACATTGGTCATTTCCATACACCAACTAAGATGACATTCAATACTGTCCAATTAAGAATCTCTGGTAGCCCCGAATCTGTAAACACATATGCCGCTGAGGTGCTAGCCGCAGTTGGCAGACCGTCACAATCACTTTATTTTGTTCACCCAGAGAAAGGAATGGTAACAGCGGAGTATAACTGCTGGTTAGACTGATATGGCTAAAGCAACAGGGTTCTATTGCAGAAATTGCACTGGAAGAATGTTTACAGGGCAACAGTACTATGCATTTCAAAAGAATTATATTGATTTGACATGTGTAAAATGCTCAACATCAATAGATGTTGAAGTAAGGAAGATAAACAAAATACTTGGTGCTTTAGGTTTTAAAAAGCTGGAGGAACGGTATGAACTTGCAGACCAAAATAGTCATAAATAAGTTTTATAAATATTCAAACACCATTGTTAAGGTTAAGAAAATTACAAAAAATCTTAATAAGATTTTAGTAACTGATTTAACAAGTAAACAAGAAATGGCTATGCCCTTTGAGGGGGCTGAGTTGATTATGCATAGAATTTATACAATTGGCGAGGTCGCAAAGATTGTTGAGAAAAGATCAGATACTATTCGTAAATATGAGAAAAAAGGTCTGATCCCCAGCGGTAAAAAATTTAGTGAATCTTGTGAAAGTTATAAAAATTGGCGGTATTATGATAGAGAGGATGTTTACAACATGGTATCATTCTTTAATAACAGAACACCAGGGAGACCTGTGTCTGATAAGAACATAAATGTACAAGCAAAAGTTATTAGAATATCCGAAAAAATAAAGATAGGAAAAAGGTAATATGACAACACCATTAAACGAAAATCAAGTTGAGCTGTGGGCTTCAGTAGGCATCACAAAGAACTTGGGTAACTACGAATCACTTCGTCTTGACGCTGGCGCAAGAGTAATTGCTTCCAGTATTGATGATGAAAAGTCTTGGAGTAAGTTGTGGGATTCAATTGACTCACAAATTGAAGCGAAGCTCCAAGAGCTTGACGCAGAGAAGTAATTGGTAAATTGGAGAAAAAAAGCACTTTGCGCTGAAGATAATAACAGCATTTATTGGTTTTCGTATAAACACGAAGATGTCCAGTATGCAAAAAACATTTGTCAATCATGTGAGGTCAGAAAAGAATGTCTGATCAATGCATGGGGTGAAGAAGTTATATACGGCGTTAACGGTGGTTACTCCGAATTTGATATACTATTAGCAACTTGGAAGAAAGCTAAAAAAGAAAATGATAGCAACTGGAACAGAACTGATAGAACACTTCAAAAATTACTGCGCAAAGCAGAATAAGCTGTTCATCCCCGACTCTCCACGGCAAGAGGCAGTCGCAGACTCTCTTGTTAGTTTCTATAAGAATGACAACCTTAGACTTGGGCTGGAAAGCTTTGTAAGAAGCAGACCAGGACCATTTTTAGTTTTTGATTTTGCAATAGAATCTAGATCGTTTGTAGAGAAAGCTCAGCTTGATAAGAAATCAACTGATAAATTTAAATCCATAGTGGAAGAAACTAAGAAGAGAATGGAGACAGAGTGAATTACGAAGTAAGACTTCTAAATTCTATCGTTGATACCCAAGACTATGTAACCGCTGTAAATAGCGGTGTTGAGAATGTATTTTTGGAGTATAGAGATGTTTGGAATTTCATAGTTTCTCACTACGAAACGCATAGTAAAGTTCCGTCAAAGGAAACAGTAAAACAGCACCATCAGGATTTTGAATTTATCTCAACACCTGAACCGTTGGCTTACTATGTTGATGAAGCAAAGAAGGAATCTCTGTCCTACCAGACTAGAGGGATTGTTGCGAAAGCGCATGGGTTGATTAACGAGTCTGGTCCGAAAGAGGCACTGTCATTTTTGATGGAAGAGACTTCAAAGCTTTATAAGTTTTCATCAAACTTAAAAGACACCGATCTTGCTGGGGAATGGAAAGACCGAGTTAGGGATTTGAAAGCTAGGTCTCTCAATCCTAAAGCAATTGCTGGCATTCCTAGCGGTATTGATGTTATTGACAAGGTGTTCGGTGGTTGGCAATCGGGTGACTTTATCGTTCTACTCGGTTGGACTGGCGTTGGTAAATCATTCATCGCAAGACTATTTGCTGTTAATGCGTGGAAAGCTGGCTATAGACCGTTGATCATTTCTTTGGAAATGAATAAGCAACAAGAAGGTCAAAGACTAGACACATTGTTGAATAATGGCGAAGGTCATTTCACCAACACGGACTTGATCAAAGCAAACCCAGGAATTGTTGATGGTTACGAAAAGTGGGCACAGGCTACTTTTGAAGGTAAGCACGCTATTCATCTTGTTACATCAGAAGGGCTTGAAACAGCAGATCAAAACATGGTGCAAGCAAAGATTGATCAGTACCATCCCGACATGGTTATTCTTGATTATCACAGTTTGTTTGATGATTCAAGCGGTGCCAAGAATGAGACAGAGAAAGCTAAGAACCTTTCTAAGGCATTTAAGCGTATTGCGGTAAAGAATGGTATCCCTATCATAGATGTTGCTGCAGTAACAATGGCTGACGGTCACTCGGAGAGACCGCCAGAGCTAGAGGAAGTTGCATGGAGTAAGCAGTTGGCGTATGACGCTGACCTTGTTCTTGCTATCCATAGAGAGTTAGCATCTGATTTATTCCAGGTGGTATCAAGAAAAGTTCGTAGAGCATCGCACTTCGGTTTCTACCTTAGATGGAATCTAGAAACTGGTAAGTGGGTAGAGGAGTGGGACATTTAATGAAAGCTGTAGTTAAAGGTGAAGTCAAGGATATTGAAACTCTTAACAGACTCAGACCTTGGATGGAAGATGAAGCTCGTAAAAAATATGGCAATTTTGATAAAACAAGATTGATTACTGACTATGATGCTGGTAGAGATGTCTACAAATTCAAATTTCTTATCTAGTTCTATTGAGGAAGAGATACTATCGTTATTTAATAATTATAATGTCTCAATTCAAAGTGCTAATGGTGAAGAGTTAAATGTCTATTGCCCATTTCACAAGAATACACATAGCGCCGCTATGTATATCAATGTTAGAACTGGTCTCTGGCAGTGCTTCAATCCGTCATGTGGTAAGAAAGGTAACTTTAGGCAGTTATATTTCAACATCACTGGTAAGTCGTACAGTAAACACATAGATCTTGATAGCCATAAGCTTGATAAAGAGCTGAATAGTTATAAGTATCAGGTGGATGATGTTAAAGAACTATCAATTGATAACCTAGTATTGGATTACGAAACACAATCTGATTTGTTAAGAACAATGATTGAGCGTGGTTTAGAGATTGATACAATGAGGCACTTTGAAGTTGGTTTCTCAATTGAAAAGAATCGTGTAGTTATCCCAGTAAGGTCTCATAATTATGAGCTGGTAGGTCTTATTGGTAGAGCTATAGAGTCAACTCAACAGCCTAGATATTTGTACAATAAAGGCTTCAAGCGAGCAGATGTATTGTTCAATATTCATAATGCTAAAAACTACAATTCAGTTATTGTGGTTGAAGGTAGCGTGGATTGTATGTTTGTACATCAAGCTGGATACCCAAATGCGGTAGCAACTCTTGGGGCTGCGGTGTCAAAAAATCAAGGTAATATGATAAGAAGATTTTTTGATAAAGTTATCTTGTTTTGCGACAATGATGATGCTGGTATGGCAATGAGATGTGCTATGATAGAGATGTGCCGAGGCAAAGAAATCTCGGTAGCAAGAATCCCCGAAGGAGTTAAAGACCCTGCGGAGATGACTAAAGAACAAATAGCAGAAGCTATAAACAACAAAGAAATAATCATATAGGAGACAAAACATGTCATTTCAATCATTAAAATCACTAAAAGACTTGGAAAAGTCAGTAGCAAAACCAGGTGCGTCAGCAGGACCAAAGAAATTCTTTACGGTTCAAGCTGGTCAATCGTACCGCATTCGCTTCCGTCAGGAATTGACAGAAGATTCAACAAACTATGATGAAAATATCGGGACAGCAATTAATGTTCCAGTTATCACATCGCCAATCAACTGGAAGTGGAGAGTTGCTTCTACTGCGGGATTTGAAAAGTTCAATTACCGTTGTTGGGGTTCAGAACAAGCAACCGTTGATAAGGCTTGGAGACCAAAGCCCCATCTTTTGATTAATATTGCGGTGGAAATGGAACCAGGTGTTTGGGAACCACGAGTTCTTGACACAACATTTAACCAACGCCATATTGGTCTTACACTTATTGAGTACGCAAAGGAATTCGGTACGATTACCGACAGATTCTACAAGTACTCACGAACAGGATCTTCAGCGTCTGATACAAACTATTCATTGATTCCATTGGACTCTTCACCAGAGCCAAAGCAGATCACTGAATTGCCAATGCATCAGCTAGACACTGTTTACATGATGCTTCCATATGAGAAGCAACAAATGTTCCTCACCACTGGTGAGATGAAAGATTCCTGGTAATCATTAATGAATTGGGGAGGGCGAAAGCCCTCCCCTTTTTTCATGCTCAAAAATATGTAATTGGAGAAAAATGGAATTCGTAAACACATCAATTGTTTTAGATTTAGACGGTGTAATTGCCGACATAGATACGGCAGTAGCTGATTATCTACTTTATAATCACGGAGTTACTGATGAAGATTACGGGTCGTGGTTTACATCAAACACAACAGATGAAAACGCTCTGAAAATATTTCAAAATAATTTCTTTTGGAAAAACATGAAACCTTTTGAGGATGCTTTCTTTCAAGTGAATCATTGGTTTAGTCTTGGCATTGATATAAACATTGTAACGGCTAGGAGGCAACCAGCTGCTGTAGAGGAAACAGTGCCTTGGCTTGATATGTGGAGAATAAATACAGCAAAGCCAATGTTCTCGGAATTTGGGAAAAAGATTGATATCATCAAAAATATTGATCCACTATTTGTAGTGGAAGACAATCCACACGAAATAAAAATATTACAAGAGCATGGAATCAAGTGCTACTTGCGTGCGGCGTGGTACAATCAAGATTATTGGAACAAGATGGACACGATTGAATCGTTGTTTGAAATTGATTTGGAGAACCTGTGACGGATTTCGTTCACTTACATTGTCATTCTGAATACTCGTTACTAGATGGAATGTCAACACCAGAAGAGATAGCAAAAATTACAAGCACCAACGGTCAAGTAGCTGCTGCTATTACAGATCACGGGACAATGGGCGGGGTTCTGAAATTCCAGGATGCTTGCTTGGCTAATAATGTAAAACCATTGTTTGGAGTAGAAGCCTACTTTGTGCCATCTATTGAATCCGACAGTGAAGATAAGAGTGAGCGCTTCCATTTAATTTTGCTGGCTAAAAACAATGAAGGTCTTAAGAAGCTATTTAAGATGAATCAAAAGGCTTGGGGAAGTAATTTCTACTATAAGCCTAGAATAGATTTCAGCCTGTTAGAAGAACTTGTTGATAACGATGTTATCTCATTATCGGGTTGTATGGGTAGTGCTATTTCTAAGGCTATTGATGTTGGCGATATGGACAGAGCAGCTCAGTTGTCCGAAAGATTTATAAAGATATTTAAAGATGATTTCTACTTTGAAATTCAATCCTGGAACCCTAAGCATATAAATGACGGGTTAATCCAATTAGCAGACACCTATAACCGACCTGTACTGGCTACTGCTGATTGTCATTTCCCCAGTCGTAAAGACAAGGGCTGTGAAGAGGTCTTGCTAATGCTTTCACAATACCCAAGCCTATCTGCCGCAGATCAACGCCATGCTAAGGACCATGCTGATTGCTTGCACAACCCATCCCTTGATATGGTGGCAAAAATCAACAATATGTATCCTAACAGGCATCTTAGGTTTGATGATATTAACCCGTATGTGGCTGGTGCTGATGAGGTGGCTTCTTGGTTCAAAGATGCTGGCTACGACAGAATTGACATTCTGGAAAATACGATGGAAGTTGCGGAGAAGTGTACGGCTCGGATGGAAAAGCGGAAGAACCTGTTGCCGAAGTATATGAAGTCCATGAACTCGGATGATTACTTGGCTGAGATTACAAAATTCCGTTTGCAAGAGCTGGGGATTAATGATGAAGTTTATGTGAAGCGTCTTGATGAAGAGTTGGGCATCATTAAGCAACTCGGCTTTGCGGATTACTTTTTGATTGTATGGGATTTGGTGAAGTGGGCTGACAACAACGGCATTGGTCGTGGTACGGGTCGTGGGTCTGTTGGCGGTAGCGTCATGGCGTTTTTGTTGGACATTACGCAAGTTGATCCAATCAAATACAATTTGCTGTTCGCTCGCTTTATTAATCCTGAGCGTAACGACTATCCCGACATTGACTTGGACTTTGAGGACAAGCGCCGTGATGAGGTTAAAACTTATCTCGCCACTCGCTGGGGCAAAGATAATGTAGCGGCAATTTCTATCTATGGTACTTTCAAATCAAAGAGTGCGGTTAAAGATGTTGCGAGAGTGCTACAAGTTCCCTTTGCCGAAATCAACTCGGTCACTCCGTTTTTTGAAACCATTGATGAGCTTAAAGCCACCGAAAAAGGCAAGGTCTTTATCAAGAAGTATCCCGATGTTGTACCGTTGGCATCAAGGTTGGAAAATCGCATTCGTACCGCTGGAGTCCATGCGGCTGGAATGGTCGTTTCTTCCGTTCCGTTGACCGATGTTTGCCCCGTTGAATCTCGTAAAGACTCTCAGGGTGGAGACCGTTCGGCTGTTACCGCTTTTGCGATGGAAGATGCCGAAGCCGTTGGGCTTATTAAAATAGATGTTTTGGGTCTAAAGACCGTATCTGTGATTAAAGATTGCTTAGCAAAGATCCAGGAGCGTCTGGGGCTGGATGTGAGGGCTCAATCGTTGAAGCTGGATGACCATAAAGTGTTTGAAAACTTCAATAATATTAACACTGTTGGTATCTTTCAGGCTGATGCGGCTGCTTATAGAAACCTCATTGAAAGAATGGGTATTGACAACTTTAATGACCTTGTTGTATCTAACGCATTGGTTAGACCTGGAGCCTTGCTTTCACAAGGGCAGAAATATATTGATTGCAAAAAGGGAGTCACTAAGCCTAAGTACCCTGACGAAGTAGTACGGGAAATCTTGGAAGAGACTTACGGTACTGTGATCTTCCAAGAGCAACTCATGCAAATGGCTGTGCTACTTGCTGACTTTACTTGGTCAGAAGCCGACTCGTTGCGCAAGATCATTGGTAAGAAGCGAGATGTAGCTGGCTTTGATAAGTACAAAGAGAAGTTCGTAAATAACAAGTATCTCACTCCAGCACAATCTGAAAAGATCTGGTCTGAGTTTGAAATGTCAGCGTTGTATATGTTTAACAAATCACACGCTGTTGCTTACTCACTCATGTCATATCAGACAATGTGGTTGAAAATCAACTACCCTCTTGAATTCATATGGGCGCTTCTTTACAATGAGTCTGCATCTGACAAGATCACCGCTTACTTGATGGAAGCACAGAGGCTTGGATTGAAAATCTACGCTCCTGACATTAATAAATCAGAAGAGTTCTTTTCAATGTCACTCCCAGGAGAAGACGAAGGGATTCGCTTTGGTCTTGCCAATGTCACTGGATGTGGTACTAGTGCGATCAAAGAAATCACAACTAAGCGACCATTCAATTCATTTGAAGAGTTTAGTCATAAGTGTTCTAAGTCGGCTGTCAAAGCTCCGCTTAGAGAGAACTTGGATAAGGTTGGTGCGTTTGAATCAATCGGGCATGTATCGCAATTTGATAATGAAAAGTACTACCTGCCAATTCTTGGGTTCCCAATTGCGGCTAATCAGCACAAGACTGCTATTGATGAGTTCGTAGAGAACGCAGATGAATTTCATGAAACAATGTCAAGTATTACTCTCATTAAAGCTGTAGTGCGCTCTACAAAGAAAGCTACTGGCTATTTGCGGGTGGAGTTTGAAGACCACTCAGGCTCTTGCACTGTGTTTGGTGAGCGCAATACTGAACTGGCACAGAGAGACTATGTTTATGCGCTGATTGGCGATAGAACTCTACATGCGTATTGTGATGTGTATCAAGCAGAAGATTCTAGGCTGTTTAATATCATGATGATGAAAAAAGCTGGTACTGATCATAAGTATTCATGGCTATATGAACATGGCATTGGTTATGTAACTGATGAGAAAACTCTTGCCTACATTTTCAACATTAGAAACTTTATTACCTCATCTGGTAAGGAAATGGCTAGCGTTTACTGCTGGGATGGTAAGCAGTTCTTTAAGATCGTGATATTCGCTGCAGTTTACAAAAAGGTTAAGCAGATACTTAAGGAAGGCGAATGGTATGCAGTTCGTCTGTCAAAGGTTGAGGACAAGGATACTCTCAACCGTCTTGACTCTTACAAGCTTGAAGCGGCAGATAAAATTATTACTGTAGATGATTATGTAAAGAGGAAAAACCTTGTCAAGGAGAGCGTGTAGTGCCTCTAACTATTTACATACCAACATACAAGCGTGAATCAGTTGTGCAGTGTGTGGAGAGTATTATTAATCAATTTACAAATGATATTGAATTAATTATATCTGACAACGACCAAGATGCTTTTGCTGGCGATCTTTTATACCCGTACAGGGAATACATAACAGAGTATTCAGTAAGAAAGCAAAACATAGGTTGTGATGGCAATTGCCTGCATGGACTAACATCTGGAACTGGTGAGTATGTGTGGGTGCTGGGTGATGATGATGTTCTGCTCCCAGGTGCTATTGCGACATTACTGCCTATGTTAAATGGTGTTGATAGAATAATGCAATACGCCCCTTACTCTGGAGAATTAAAGCCTGGTTTTTCTGGTACAATGGTTGAATTGATAAACAGCCTTAATGATAAATCGTATGTGATTGCTGCGACATTAGCAAGTATGAATATTTGGAAAAGAGATGTGATGGATTTTAAAATTGGGACAAAGTATCTTGACTCAAGGAATGTTTTAGCTTGGTCTGGAATTAATTGCAAAACAGTAAGTATCCCGAATATTCCAACTGTTTTAGTAAATGATACAAATCTTTTTGAATTTAAAGATTTTGACAATGTGATGTTTGAATACTGCGATGCTCTTTCTGATATTGATGGGGTTGAGAAGTTTACATTTCACAATGCAAATAAATGGAATTTCGTTAGTGCGTCAATGGAGAAAAAATGATTGTATACACAGGTGGAACATTTGATCTATTTCATTCGGGTCATAGCCGATTACTAGAGAGATGTAAGAACATAGCTGGTGTCGGTGGTCAAGTAGTGGTGTCGGTTAACCCAAGTGAATTCTGCTCCCAGTATAAAGAACCGCCAATTTGTGAATTATTTGAAAGAATGGAAGTTGTATCTTCTTGCAAATGGGTGGACAAGGTTATCATTAACACAGGTGGGGCTGATTCAAAACCTGCTATCCTAGAGGCGAAAGCAGATGTCATTGTTGTTGGTTCAGATTGGGAGACTAAGGATTACCATAAGCAAATGGGCTTCACCCAGGAATGGCTTGATGAACATAACATTAAAGTAATCTTTGTTCCGTATAGCGAGCACATTTCAACAACAATTATTAAATCAAGAATTCTAGATAGAATGTTTCAATAAAGGAGAAATATGTTAATTGTAGATAAACGCAAAGGGCAGACAATGCCTATTCATGATGTTATTCCAACCCCTAGCATCGGTTTAAATCGTGCTTTAGGCGGTGGTCTTAATACTGGTGCGACTCATTTATTCTGGGGTACGCCATCGGTAGGTAAGACAACCATGTGTTTTCGCATTATTGCTGAAGCTCAAAAGCTTGGGTATCGCCCTGTTATCATTGATTCGGAGTCATCATATAATGATGCGTATGCAGCTAAGTGCGGCATAAACATTGAGGATGTAGTAATCATCCAATCTACCATCGTAGAAGACATTATGAAGAACTTGATTGGGTATTTGACAGATGACAAGGAGAAGCACATCTTCTTGTTTGACTCACTATCTAACATCATTAAGGAAGAGTTTTACGATAAGCCTGAAGGCGGTAAAGCAATGGGCTTGCAGTCACGCTCGCAGGGATACCTATTACAGAAGCTAGTGAACTATCTTCATAAAGAGCGTAACATTATGCTATTCGTTGCTCACCAAACAGTTGACTTGAGCGGAATGTTTGCGGTAACAAAAGCCAAGATGGGAAACACGGTTCATCACAACATGCACAACATCGTCAAGCTGTTTCTTTCAATGTCAAAGAGTGAAATGGAGCGTGAAGAGAACAACATGATTACCTCGCAACGAGCGACCTGGACTGTTGAAAAAACAAAACAAATTCCTACAATCGGCGCAACAGGCTATTACTATGTTCTCCCACAAGAGGGTAGGATTGACCAAGAGCGTGAGATTATTGATATTGCTATTGAAATGGATATTATCCAACGCAAAGGTGCTTGGTATAATTATGAAGAAAGCAAGTGGAATGGTATGGGTGCGATTGAATTGACTGACAAACAAGTTAAAGAGATTTTTAAAAGGATTAACTCATGAGTGATGATTTCAAGCGGTTGCGAGAAATAGTTCGTAATTATGTAAAAGCTGAGGATGCATACCTCAGCGCATACCCAGAGACTGATACATCTCATCTAAAAAAGAAGGTTGATGAAGCGTGGGAAGCGCTGAAAAAAGAGGTGTTGTAATTGATATTTTCAATTCATACTGATCAGCATATTAAAGATGCGGGCGGTGTGTTTGGGTATGCTTATGGCTACGACAATATTGTAAAACATTTTAATCAGTTTACTTATCGTGGTAAACAATTAGAAGTCGTGGATAATGACCCATCCGCTCAGATTCAAATGTTTTATATGGAACCAGAATGGCATAACCCCGTCACTGGTCATGATTTTAGGCAGCCAGGGTTTAAGAAACACCATGATCACCAATATAAGATTAATGGCACATACTTAGAAGCTACAAAGGCTTGGGATTGGTGGATTCCCACCATGAAAACATTTGATGAAATCTGGGTAGGCAACCAATTCTCCGCAGATGCTGTTGCAAATTCTGGGGTAAATGTCCCTACATATGTATTTGAACTTGGCATTGACGATATGTGGAAGCCGTTTAAACGAGGCAATCGGGGCAAGATAAAGTTTTTACATGTTGATTCAGGCAGCCTACGCAAGAGGGCTGACCTTGTTGAAGAGGCTTTTCTTAAGCTGTTTAAAAACAATAAGGGTGTTGAGTTGACTCTTAAATACCATAGTAATGATGGTTACAGTGTTATGAATTTATTTAATACTAAAGAATCAGAGCCAAACATAGGAAAGATATTTAAAACACTAACTCAAGAGGAGATGGTTGATTTATATCATCAGCATGATATTCTAGTCTATCCTACAGAGGGCGAGGGGTTTGGGTTGATACCTCTTCAAGCTTTGGCTACAGGTATGCCTACAATCTCAACAAGTAGATGGTGTACCTACGAAAAATATCTCGGTAGCAATATTATTGAATCAACACTCGGCAGAACGCAACATTCTGGCTATCACACTGGAGATGTAATCATACCAAGCTTAGAATCAACTGTTGAGTTGATGAGAAAAGCGGTTGAGGAATTTGATGCTCAGTGCGATTATTATTACAAACAAGCCCCTAGAGTTATTAAAGAATACAACTGGCAATCTCAATGCGATAAGATGCTTAAATCTTTGATCAAGCGTGTTGGGGTGAAAATGTTTGAGCCTGTGGGCAAAGTGTCTAGGGCGAAATATATATATTTTCAAAGAGGCTCTGGGTATAGCACAAGCTCTGGTATAAAATTTTCAAAAGAAAATCCAGTGCAGAAGGTGTCTGACGAAGAATATAATTATTTAATTATGAATTCTAATTTTAGACAACCAACAGACCAAGAGATTACGAAACACTTAGGAGAGTGATTGCATGATTATCATAGGTGTGAGATCCTATAAATGCTTCTGTCCCAAGCCCATCCCCGAAAACCCTGAGTGTGGTGATAAGGAGTCTGAGGATGATTAGGTGGTTTATTATGTTTAAAAAGAAAATGGATTATGCTAAAGAAATTAATGATTTAAAGAAAAGAATTGAAGAAAATGAAAACAGACTTGCAATTCTTCGTGTACAATACATTCTAATGAAATCTGACCGAGACCGACTGAAAGAACTTATTAGTGAAAAGAACTGAAAAAGAAGAAATTAAGCGTGACAAAGCAAAAGCTGTCAAGAATTCAGGTCGTGGGCTTAAGAAAGGCGATGCCTCTCTTCACAAGTTTTTAGTTGATTACAAGCATAATGAAAAAACTTTTACGCTAACTCTCAAAGCCTGGGAGAAGATGAGAAAAGACGCTTTTAACGCTAATTATAAATACCCGTGTATTTCCGTTGTGTTTGGTGAGAATTCCCAAACAAAAGTCGCTATAATTGATTGGGATGTACTCCAGGATTTAATTAAAGGAAGCGAATATGAAGTTTAAATTTTGTTGCGATAAACTATCTGGTCACAAGAGTCTTGGTATAAACCTTGATCATGATGAATTTGCCATTGGTGTAAATCTTATATTTTGGTTTGTTGGGATTGCAAAAGTCTATCCGCCATATCAAGCTTTAGTTAAAACAGAAGATCTTAGAAAGGATATGTAATGCCAGATATTATAATTAATAAAGAAGTTCTTGCTGAGCAAATGGGCGATAAAGCAGAGGAGTTTGTAGAATGTATAAGGATAGTTGAAGACATTATCCATAACCCAGACCATTATCTAGGCGGGCAGGCTGTTAAGTATGCTAATATATTAGCAGCGTATAGAACATTGATGATTATTAAATCACAAGCTTTTAAAAGAAAGTCTGCGGTTATGAATGATCAAGATAAGTTTGTTAATGATATATGGAAGACCATGTATGAAGCATTAGGTGAAAACATAAATGCACTTAAACTCGCTGCGAAAGGCGGAATGTAATGAAATCACTAAAAGTATTGAGGAACCCAAAGCCAGTAGAAGTTGCAGTGGAAGTTCCAGAGGAGAGCTTTACTACCGCTCAGTTGGTAGATAGTTTAAATAAAGCTATTGACGAAAGTTTGACGGAAAGAAATAAGCCAGAATTCAAAAAAGTCAAGGGGTTCCACCCAAGCTATACCAACCAATGTTCACGCTATTGGTATTATATGTTTGATGGAGTCAGTGTAACTCCAGACTTTAGAGCGCAAACGCTTAGAATTTTTGATAATGGTCATGCTGTTCATGACAGATTGTACGGATATTTTAGAGAGATGGGTATCTTGGTAGCCGAAGAAATTCCTGTTACTTATTCATCGCCTCCGATTGAAGGAACGGCAGATGGAATTATTAACTGGCATGGAGAAAAATTGATTGAATTAAAATCAATTAGCTCAGAAGGATTCCATTACAGAAAACTGTACAACAAGCCAAAGGATGAGCATTACAGACAAGCTCAGATTTACATGGAGTGCTTGAATCTAGATGGCGGTTTTGTTATTTATGAATGTAAGAACAATCAAGAAATTCTTCCTATTTATATTGAAAAAGACCAGGCTTTCATAGACAAGCTCTTTAAGAAATACAGAGATATTTATGGGAATTATACTAGCGGTAATATCCCTGTCAGACCGTACAAGAGAACATCTAAGCATTGTTCGGATTGTAATGTGTCTGCTTTATGCTGGGGAGACAGTGATTAATGATGACGAAAGGACATGCAAAAATTTAGATTGCAGTAGACCGTTTAAGGCTAAATCTTATAATAGTATTTATTGTTCGGCAGAATGCAGAAGAATTGTTACAAATGCAAAATTGCTAAGTAACTATTATGAAAAAAAAGCTAATATAAATAAAAAAAGAATTTGTAAAACAAAAGAATGTGAAACTGTATTATCACGGTATAATAAAGAAAATATATGTGAGAAATGCAAAAGAGAGCGGTTTGTGCAAAGGCTAGTTGGGTGGGGCTGGGAAGAAGGCTCGGTCAGGGACAGCATGTAATGAATCTTAAAAATATAGTTAGCGCCCATGACAAGAGAATTTTATCAATAGACCCGTCTTCTCATTCTTTGGGCTGGGCTGTTATTGATTTTAATAATGGTCTTAAATTGCTTGATTGTGGAAAAATTAAATTTACAAAAACAAATGATATTTCTATAAAGTTTAATGAAATCAATAGTGGTGTTAAAGAAATTTGTAAAAAATATAGCCCATCTATGACTGTTATTGAGCAATCAGTTTACATTCAAAATTTTCAAACAAGTAGAGTTATTTCTTATATAATTGGTTACACCTGGGGCATAGTTCAGGGTTATTGTTTTAAGGTCATGGATATTAATCCAATTCTTTGGAAACGGGGGATTGGGTATAAAAATATATCTAAAGCAGATAAAATAGTTTTTGACACTGAGGCTAAGAAAAAGAAAGAAAGAAAAGATCGTGTCAGAGATATTATTACTGATTACTTTCAAATGGAAGAAGAAAATCTAAAAGATGATGATATTGTTGATGCAGTCGGCATTGGACTTTGGTATTATTTAATGGCGGTATCTAATGGCTCTTGAACCTTATAAAGATAAAACATGGCTGTATGAGCACTATGTAAAGAAGCGAATGAATTTGACGGACATTGTAAAGCTGCTGAAGCAAACTTACAATGTTGAAATTTCTCCGCAAGGTCTTTACAACTGGTGCAGTAAGTATGATCTTTTGAAGTACAGAGGGAAAGGTAGAAATCTATCTGCTACATCTAAAAAGCCAAAATCACCAATGCAACAGAAGGCTGAGCAAATGAAGCGTGATAGAAGGAAAGCAATGCAAAATAGAAAGAAAGGTATGGGTAGATAATGCAAAGAAAAGTAGCGGCAGGTGATCTAGGTATATTTGCAGAGCTTGACATGGTTTATAACCAGGCGAGAATGATTGAGGCAAGTCAGAACAAGACGAAATACAAGTGTCTTGGCTCTGGCAATTGTTGTTCAATTGGTTTAACAATTCACATGACAGAGTGTGCCAACATCGCATTTAATATCACCCAGCAATTTTATTTGCATTTGGAAAACAAAGGTAAAGATTTTGCGGATGAATGGTTTAATTCGGTAGTTAGTTCTTTAAAGGAGGCAATGTATGATGAAACATGGCAATTCGGTGGTGAAACTGAAAGGAAATGCGCTTTCTACAAAGGCGGCTGCACTATCTATGGGTTTAGACCTCTGGTGTGCAGAAGTTATGGGGCTTTTGTCGGTGTTGACGATGTTTGCCCTAGAGAAAGAAATGTTTATGGCAATGTAGAGCATTTCTCTGGAACACCAGTTCAGGATATGGTGCAACAATTCCAAAGCTTGCTAAGTAGATATTCAAAAGACAAAGACTCAAATTATGATGTTGTTGTTTATATGCCGCTGGGTGTGTTGAGTTTCTTACTTACGCCAGAAGAATTAGAGGAGTTAGCGGACAAAACAGACGATAGAATGTGGAGGGCTGTTGAAGGTTGGTTCAATTACCGAGTTGAATATACAAAAGTCCACGGCTTGCCTATGCCTAAACTAAGAGAAGCTGCAGAAGCTGCAGGGAAAAAGATTGCGTTTCAAGTAGAAGAATGATCACTTGGACAGATAATGGTTCGTCAAGAATTGGCGAAGGCTATGGCGATGCTTCATATCATCTAACAAAGCATATCGGCAAGAGCGGGCTAGATTTTCGTAAGATTGAAAATGAGAGCCCGCAAGAAATTAGCGGGTTCCAGATTGGGTATGCAAAAAGAAATGATGTGCACGAAGGTGTAGTAATTAATCACTGCCTGCCAGAGTCTTATGGTAAGTATGGTGATTATAAGATTGGGTTCTCGTACTGGGAGACTAACCAACTTCCAAGTGGTTGGATAGACGATTTAAATAGAATGGATGAAATCTGGACCACATCTGATTTTATGCGGTCTGTTTTTATATGCAGCGGAGTTACAAAACCAGTTTATAATTTTCAATTAGGCGTTGACCCTGAGATATATTTCCCTCGTAAGAGAGTCAGAAAAGGTCCATTCACTTTCTTAAGTATCGGTTCCCCATCTACGAGAAAAAACTCTCAAATGGCTGTAGACGCATTTATTAAATTGTTTGGCGGGAACGATCAGTATCAAATGATTTATAAATCAAAAGGTCCAGCTGATGCGAGATCAGTTATCAACGGGATGAAAGACAAACTAGATCATCCGCAGATTGACATAATTGATTGGGAAGTTAGCGCAGAAGAGCTTGGTCGTATTTACGATAAAGTAGATTGCGTACTGTATCCTACAAGTGGAGAAGGATGGGGGCTGCTCCCGTTCCAGGGCATAGCAAAGGGTATACCAACAATATGCACAAACTTTTCTGCCTGTACTGAGTTTGCTCATCTTTCCGTTCCGCTTGATTATTCAATGTCGGATTATAAAATGTCTGGCATATATCAAGATACAGGGTACTGGGCAAAGCCAGATTTTGACGATTTATGTGATAAAATGTTGTATACAGTAAACAATTACGAAGAAATTTCTAACCGCACATATATGTCGGCATTATATATAAATGAAAATATGACATGGGAAAAAGTGTCGGAGAGGTATATAGATAGATTATGTCAGATATTGAAATAGTTAAAACAAAAAGTTTGATTGAAAAAATTAAAGATGTTGAACAAGTTGGAATTTTGCATGTAAAAGGTTACTCAATGCGGGAAATTTCCACCTTGATGTCAATTCCAATTAATGAAATAAAAGAATATATTGAAGAATATAAATTAATTTTAAATCAAACAATTGAAGAAGACCCATTCTTCCTTGAAAAAGTTCAGTTTAACACTATCAAAGCTTTAACCGAATTTGATGAGTTGAGCAAGGAAGCCTGGGAAACCATCAATATTGCTACCGACAATGGCATGGTTGCTGCCAGAATTCAAGCAATTAAGCTGGCAGGCGAGCTAGCTACCAAGAAAGCTCAATTGCATAAATTGATGGGCGGGAATCAAACTGACGGTGAGTATATTGCTAGAATGCAGAAAGCAGAGAATGTTAACCAGATTCTTTCTAAGATCCTCAGAGATGTTATTTCCAAGTATCCAGAGATTGCGGAAGAGGTTAGGAAAGAACTAGAAATTGCATTTGAGATAATGACTGGTAAACCAGTCAACCTTAAAGAAGAGAGCTCATAATTTGAGAACGCTATTTTTGCCATTTAGGGGCTATTTTGCTCATAATTTGAGAACGCTATTTCCGCCATTTAGGGGGGTTTGAAAAATGTCTGACTTCCTCGGTGTCAACCTTGAATTTAACGACTTTGATCGTTTATTAAGACAAGATGAACTTATGGAACAACCTGTCTCTATTGAAACTTTCGTTCAAGATAAACATTATTTAGGTTTACCTCCTCTATCTGAAATTCAGCTTGAGATCGTAAAGCATAGCACACAAATTTTCAAATTACCTACTTTGCAAAAACTTTATGGAGAAGAAGCTGGGTTGGAATATTATAAGAAGTATACAGACAATGAAGTGATTTGCATGCTTGGTAAAGGATCAGGTAAAGACCATTGTGCAAGAATTTCTATGGCTTATACAGTTTATTTGCTGCATTGTTTGAGAGACCCATTGGGCTACTATGGTAAAGCTCATGGTGTTTATATAGACCTTTTAAACCTGGCTGTGAACGCACAACAAGCTCAAAGAGTATTCTTTGAACCATTAAAAAACTTATTGCTGTCATCTCCTTTCTTTAATAATGTTGGATTTGAACCTAGAGTATCAGAAATATTTTTCTTTTCTCGCCCAGTTAGATTATTCTCTGGTCACTCCGAATCAGAAGGTTGGGAAGGTTATGAAGTACTAACAGTTATTCTAGACGAAATTTCAGCATTTAAAACAGATAGTGAACTAAAAGGTGAAATTAGATCAAAAGGTTCAGCCTCTGCGATTTATAACATGAGTAAATTATCCGTCATGTCTCGCTTTCCAGAAATAGGTAAAGTTATTCTTTTGTCGTTCCCTCGTTACAAAGGTGATTTCATTCAGCAAAGATATTTTAATTCTAGAGAAAAGAATGAACCAAAAACATGGTCTATCAAGGCTGCGACATGGGAAGTCAACCCTACAATTAAAAGAGAACAATTAGAATCGGAATATATTAGAAATCCAATTGAAGCTGCTTCTCGTTTTGAATGTGAACCTCCAACAATGGAAGACGCATATTTTAGAGATGAAGAAAAAGTTAGAAAAGCTTTTATGTACGGGGATGACCCAGTTGATCCAGACGGTAGATTTCATAGATGGTTTAATAATACAGATGGGCATAGAAGGTATATACATATAGACCTTGGACATAAGAGAGACAGAACTGCGTTGTGTATGTCTCACTGTACTGGTTTTAAAGAAATAATTACATCTATGGGCACTGAGCATTTACCAATTATTAATGTTGATTTGGTCCATTCATGGAAGGCTGCCCCAGGTGAAGAAATTAACTTTGCTTCAGTTAGGCAGATGATCGTTGATTTATGTAAAAGGTTTGATGTAGCTAAAGTTACATTTGACAGATGGCAGTCAATTGAAATGATTCAAAGCTTGAGATCGCAAGGTATTAATGCAGACTTTCACTCTGTTAAAAAAACAGATTATGATACATTGATGACTTCAATTTATGATACAAGATTAAGAGGATATTGGAATCATATTCTTGTTGAAGAAGAGTTATTAAAGTTAAGATTGTTTTCTAATAATAAAATTGATCACCCCAATGCTGGGTCTAAAGACCTAGCAGACGCTTTGGCTGGGTCTGTATTCAACGCCATTGAGAATATGGCAATGGAGACTGAAGTTGAAATAGAAATCCTAGGTCTAGATATGGATGTAGAAAAATATGATGATATAGAGGATTTTGGTACTGTGAGAAGGTATGATCATAATTTGGGAGGCTTTGTGCCTGAATATCTACAATCTAATATACAAACAGAGGAGGTGGGATCATGGATGGAAAGTCTGTAGAAAATGTTAATGAAATTGATATTAACGATGTTGTTAAAGCCCTGGCAGATAAGGTAGCTGAATTAACAGTGCAGAACGCAGTACTTACTGCACAGCTAAAAAAAGCACTGACCGCTTGGTAGGAAAGAAATTTTAGAAAAAACTGACAAATACGCACTAAGGCGTAAAAGTGATGCTACATTGTCTATCAAGCCAAAAGGCTACTTAACAAAACCAAACATCGGAGAATAAGATGGAAATTAAGCAAGCAGATAAATTCCCAGTAATTTCACGCACTGGTCGTACATCGGCAGAGTTGCAAATGATTATTGACACTCTTGTAATGTCAGGCAAAACAGGATCGCCTTTCTCAATTACAAACATTGAAGCTGGTAAGAAGTATAATTCAATGCAACAGAGAATTCGTGCCCAGGCGAAGAAATTGGGATTGGATGTAGAAATTCATTTTGATAAGGCAAACTCAACTCTTTACTTTAGAGTTCCAGTATCGTCAGAAATTGAGAACGCCAAATCGCTGAATACGAATACGGTAAAGGCAAAAGACATTAAGAATGTCAGATCATCTGTAAAAACTAAGTAATAAAAAATAATTAAGAAAAGAGGGCTGGGAGCAATCTCAGCCCTTTTTTTTATGTATACTATTGCTATGGGACTTTTTGAAACACAAACTATAGAAATTGATAATGAACAGATCCAAAGCTGGAATGTGCTTTTTGCAATTCCTTGCTATGATCAACAAATTAGCGAACCAACAATGATGTCTCTTATTAAGACATTGATGTATTTTAGAGATCATAATATCAGATTTGCTGTTGCGACTATTACAGATTCATTAATTAATAGAGCAAGAAACAGTATGACTGCAAAATTTATGGCACAAGAGCAGCTAACACATCTTATGTGTATTGATGCTGATATTTCTTGGGAACCAGAAGATATTATCAAAATGCTTTGGCACGAGAAAGAAATTATGACTGGTGCATACCCGATTAAATCTATTAATTGGGAAAGTGTTGAGCAAAATGTAAAAGCAGGAGTACCTGTAGATGAGTTGCTTGGTAATAGTTTAAGATTTGTTGTTAATCCAGTTAAAGATAAAGAGAACCAAACATTAAGCGTTAGCAACGGCGCTGTAGAAATTTTTGATGCTGGAACTGGATTTATGCTTATTAAGAGAGAAGTATTTACTAAATTGATTGAAGCTTACCCTCATCTAAAATATAATGACGATACTGGTTCTTTAAATGATGAAGAAAGAAATTGGACATATGCGTTCTTTAATTCTTACATTGATCCACATCTAAATAGATTCTTGTCTGAGGATTATGGGTTCTGCAGATATTGGCAAGACATTGGTGGCAAAGTTTGGGTTGATCCAGCTATTAAAATGGGTCATCTAGGTCGTATGAGATATGAAGGAACTATGATGTCATTCCTAGAAAAGAATGCAAAGTTTGTTACTAATCCCTAAATTGCATTAGGAAATTGAAAAAAATATTAAAAGCTCATACCTTGTAAAAATATATACTCAATTCCATAGAAAAAAGCAAAATAAAGCGGGTGGTTCATATGTTGAAGTTTTTAACATATGACGAGAATGTGTTACGGACATATACTCAAGTTTTTACTTTATTCACTTCATACCCGTTCCCGCAATAAAGTTTTTTTTATAACTTTTAACACAGGCTTTGTGCTGCCCTTAAACATACGCTAAGATAAAGCCTTTATCTTATGCCGATCAATCGCACCACTAATCGGACCATTAATCCCACGATCAAATAACGCAGCTTATCTCCGCAATAAAATCCATCAAATAAACTTTTAATTAAATGACTGGACTTACTAATTGCGCTATGATAGGATATGTCAATGCTTATATCAGAGATTGTACAGGGAATAGTAAAAAATATATTAAAAAATATAAGAAAGGGATTAGTGTGACAAAAGTATATTCTATGACGCATGATATGATACAACATAACGCACAAGATATTGTGGAATATAGCGATAAAGAAAAGGAATTGCTCGGCACAGAAATAGTTGCTGGTAAAGTAAATTACGGCTTTATTGTTAGTTTCAAATATACTTATACTGGTTATGAAACAATTACAAGTGCTATTACTGATAAAGATTACGAGTTTGATATGGCACAATTATTGTCATTTATCAGACAAATAGAATTGCGTAATGCAAATATTGCTATTGTTTATCCTGATGGTTCAGATTATTCTAAACGCAAATTTGGTTCGCAAAGAAAAGCAAGAACTTCTGCTATTACTGGTAATTCACAAATACACCCATCTCATTATCTAAAATAAGAAAGGCTTATAAAAATGAAACGAGTAAATCTTAAAGATATACAATCTAAGATTGTATCTAATGTTGACATAGACATTGTTAGTCATATTCCAATAGCACCTCGTGCTAATTGTAAGAAAGTAAATCTTAATAGCATAAATAATCTTAGTCGTGCTTGGAAAAAACAAGAAATTGTTCAAACATCATTTGATGTTATTCTTGATACATATGATTCAATTGAAGAAATTGAACATATGAAGTCATTGCTAAAGATAAAAGCAATTCGCAATAATCGTACTGGTAAAGTATTTGATTTAGCCGAAGAGCGTTTATTTATGCGTCTAAAAAAGATAGAGCAAGTAAAAGTAGTTGTTCATATTCTTGAATCAGATATTGATGTTGTTATTGCTGGTTATGAAGAAAAAGCAATTGACAGCAACATTGATCAGCTTAAAAAACTAATTGCTAAATTAGAAATTGAGCATAAGAAAAAGCAAGCATTAGTAAATGATAATGTACGCCGTATGGCACGAAGTATCTAATAAGAAAAGGAATTGTAATAATGGAACATAGAAATCAATTATTAAATGAACTAGAAAATCTAACTACTGTTATGAATATTCCAATTGGTAGAAGAAAAGATTATCATTGGATTATGCGTAATGGTGCAATTCTAAATGAAAACAATCGTAATTTAGATAAAGTAATTAAAATTTGTAAAATACTAGTAAAAGGTGAATAACAATGAAAACTCATTCTGATATTACAAAAGATGGTAATTATAAATATCTTACTCCAGCTTCTAATTTAGAAGTTGGAGATGTAATTAATTGGATAGGTATTTATGATGCTGGTACTGAAGTTCATGTTGATCCAATTAATTTATTAAAATATAATCGTCATATTCCTTTTAAGGTTGTTGATATTGATTACAATCCAAATAAGCCAGACGATATTATATTTGAATTTGATAAAGTATTGTTTCCAACTGGTTCAAAAGTTATCACAATAAATAAGGATAGGTTCGCAGGAACTGATATTCATAATACAAAAGTAAATGGTGAATCATTGTTTGATATTCAGAAAAAACAAGATTACTTCAATTGGTCAGTAGATAACGACAAAATTAATTTAGAAGAATATACTGAAGAATGGTATAAGAATTACTACAACGAGAAAAGGTAAACTTATGACAAAGTGGAATATGATTGATACAAAAGAAAATGGTAAAGTTGCTATTGAAAGCTTGAGTAATATTGAGTTGGCAAAAGAATTTGATCAACGAACAAGTGTTCTTATGGACATTGTTGAATCAAATAGCAAAACAATTATTAATCTTCAATCTCAAATTTTTGAATTACAAGATCAAGTAGAAAGAATGATAAATGGCTCAATGCATATATTGTGAATCAGAATTTATTGACGAAAGATTTGAAGCAGGTTATGAATATTGCTTATCTGATAGTTGTCAAAAAATTGGACTAGATGTTTCAGAGAGAGCATTTAGGAAAATATATACCCCAGCATTATTGCACAAAAGTAATTACTTCTGGGTGAAGAAAACAGAGTTGAAATCATTAAATGTAAGAGCAGACCTATTAGAACAAATTGATTGAAAGGGGTAGTTATGGAAAACTACAAAGATATTAGCAATTATGAGCGTGAAGCAATTTATGATTGGGAATTAGATATTGATGAAAATCCAAGCTGGAAAATATGGGAAATGGAGTTGAAATTCAAATGAACATTTTAAAAGAATTTAAGAATTCAGAAGAGGGTCAAATTTTTATTCACCTTGAGCGTCTTTGGCTCATTGAGAATGATAAAGCCAATAATGGGTTTACTCCTCGCCCAGTTCCTAATAAGTTTTTCAAATATGTCTTTATTGGTAAAGTTAAAGAATATCTTGAAACAGATTATAATATTACAAGGTATGTTGATAGCAATCAAGCAACTTTGAATTTTATATCTAAATACGAATTTGCAGTTCAAATAACATATCCATACATGGGTAGTGATGATAGCAAACTTGGAAAAGAAGTTATTTCTTTATGGCTAGTAAAGAATGATCAAGAAGTAATCCATTACCAAAGGATTTGGGAAGAGATTTAATATGGATGAAGATTGGTTTACTTCATTAGATGAAGCTTCAAAAAATGTTGTACGCAATACAATTGATAATTTAAGAAATAATGTTATTGAAGCAGAAGTTCAATTATTAAAATTAGAAATAATGATCTATGAAATGGGGCAAAAAAAATGAGCAAAGTAAAAGTATTGAAATGGGTAAAGCAAATAGCTGAACCTCAGTATTACTGGACTGAAAAAACAGGCTGGACTCAAAAAGATATGCCTGATGAATATTGGAAAATAGAAGAAATTGGGGAGATTGAAGAAAATGATTGATTATCTATATTTAGGTCCAACACCTGGTGATGAAGATTGTGCACAAATTGGTGATGATAATTTTCGTGAACAATGTAATAAAGAAATGGAAGCTTACATTGATCAATTAAATAGAATGTATCCAGAAGTATCAAGGTATAAAGAAATGCGATTTAAAAAGCATTGGCAACAACATGACTTTGGTTCTTATGGAGAAGTAGTTATTACTTATAATGATGAAGATGAAGAGCAATCAACTTTAGCATTAAAAGTAGAATGGAATCTTCCAAGAAATTGGGATGAAATAGCAAAAGAAGAAATATCGGAAAAAGTGAACAAAGGAAACTGAGATGAAAACATTAACAGAAGAGCAATTCAAAAGTGCAGTAGAAGTAATTTCAAAACAAGTACCAGTTGATTACAATTCAAGCAAAGCATTGATGTATGGTGTTGTCTTTGATAAAAACGATAAAATCATATTTAATAAGATTTCTGAACATGGAGATGTTTATGAAATGCTTAATCCATTCAATGTTGTTTGGAAAATGAAAGGTTATGATTTCTTTACAATTGTAACTTGTGGTTGGGCTGCACCTATTAAAGATGATGAAAATGAAGATGAACAAGTAGCACCTTCTCAACATCCAGAGAAAAGAAGAGTCATGCTTACAGTAAATGCAACTACTGATAGTAAAATTGGAAGTATTATTACATTCCAAGACGATCCAGAAAATCAAGTTTTTGATTATGGTAATGCTAGAGGTTCACTTGCAGAAGCAGTTTTAGAACTAATTAGCTGCTATAACGAAGACCAGGAATAATAAAAAATAAATGTGGGGCTACTGAGAAATCAGTAGCCCCATTTTTGTATACCTAAATAGGAGAACGCATGTCATATGTTGAAAATATAGAAGAATTTGCTAAACAAGCTACAACTAAACCAGAAGAATTTGGTTATTGGGGTAGCAAAGATATGTTTGATACTTGGGGCTTTACTAATATTGATCAGAATAGAGACTCTGATGTATTAGAAAAAGCAAACTTTAAGTATATTACTGAAGAATTGATGGGCATTTTTCCTGAAGATTTCAGAATTGAAAGTTATGCACATTGGGCTGTTGGTAATGTTGATAGATTAGTTTGTCGTGTTTATGAAGAAGATACAGATAAAAAAGTTATCGCATCTTCATTCTATTTAGCAATGGAATGGTTAGACAAATTGGATGACTATCCAGTTGCTGATGAAGAAACATACGACAAAATGATTGATGATGACAATATTGACAGTATTGAATTTTGGAATTACATCAGTCCTGGCTATGTAGATATTGTCAATAATCCAGACTGGGCTTCTGAAGTTTATCATGAGCTAAATATAAATATGGATATTGATGTTAGATCAGGGTTTAAAGATAATGATGTCATGATGGCAATCTATAATTTGCAATATTGGAGTGCAGAAAATTATCAGAAATGGTTTGATTTCTGCGATGAAGTTAGTTTAGAAAGACCAAAGTTTTCAGTAAATGAAATATCAAAATATAATCCGAATCAACTAGAAATGGAGTTTTAAAATGCCAAATCATTGCAGTAACAGGTTAGGAATAACTGGTCCAATTGAAGATATAGAGAAATTCATTGCCCTTGTGAAAAACAATGGTGATGATAAAGATGAAAATGAATACAATCTATTTGAGTCTTTAATCCCAATGCCAAAAGAATTAGAAGGAACTACATCACCTTCAAAAGAAAGTAATGTAGATTTGATTGATAAATATGGTCATGATAACTGGTACGATTGGTGCAATAGTAAATGGGGAACTAAATGGGGTGATTACAGTATGAATGCTGAAAGCATTTCCTATGAAACAAAAATTAATTATCCACATCTAGAAGATGGTGATGTTGATTTTGAAAATGGTGTTTCTGTATTAACAGGTAATGCAAGTATTCATTTTGAATATGATACAGCATGGGCTCCTGGTTGTGATGAATTAGCAGAAGCTATTGTTAAACAATTTCCTACACTAAATGGTTATATTCATTATGAAGAACCAGGAATGTGTTTTGCTGGGCAATTGATATTTGCTAATGGTGAAATTAGACAACATGATCAATGGGAACATCATTATGTTCCAGAAGAAGTAACAGATATTGATTTTGACCTATACGCAAACTAAGGAGACAGATGTTTAATTTTGATGATATTAACAATCCAAGAAACTTGGATAACAAAGTGCCAGAAGGTATGACAGATGAGACTGAATTTGCAATTATAATGCAATCAATTTTAAACATACTTAGAAATGCAGAATATGAAGAAAGTGTAGGTAGGGAGCGATTATCAATGCAAGTATTAAATATTGCTTGTGATGAATATGGTGAACTAGAAGACGATAGAGTTGTAAGTGTTATATTGTCATTACTACAACATATTGTTTACTTAATAAACTCTTTCAAAGAGCTTGAAGATATTGAAATTGATAGATACTTTGAATTTTTTCAAAATTCAGTAATAACACCTTTATTTAAAAATCCAAACATTCCATATTACAAGGAGGATTAATTGGGCTTTAGTAATGAATTTTGGAGAGAAGATGCTAATTGTAGAAAGCTAGGTCCAGGCATTTTCTTTTCTGAAAATGATGAAGGTTCTCTTTCTAGGAAGAATGATACGCATGCAAAGAAAGTTTGCAGCAATTGTGCTGTTAAAACAGATTGCCTATCTTATGCCTTAAATGAACAAATAAAATTTGGCATTTGGGGTGGCTTCACTGCTCGTGAAAGATCATCAATAATTAGAAAGCTTGCTCTTGATGATTACACAACTATTAGTAGTGAATTAGTAAATAAATCATTACACATGATCAAATATAAAAATTAAAAGCTTTGGGGCTAGGTTAGGCTGATCACTAATCTAGCCCCAATAAGAAAAGATTGGAGAAAGTTATGAGCAATTATCCACCTGGAGTTACTGGCAATGAATATGAGATTGCTGGGGGCAATGAATTTGAAGAACATTTTGATTGCAGCGCAGATATAGAATATGTACTAATTACAAGAAAAGAATTGTACAAGCTTAGTGACCATGCACTTTCTTTGTTTAATGAATTTAAAAGAAATGGCAGTATCAGTGAGTATTCAATTGAAACTCGTCTTAAGAAATTAATGAGTGAAATCAATGGCTTTTATCATTCAGATAAAATTACTGAATCACCTTGTGATTTTTCAGGTGAAATATTAAAAGAAGAATATAGAGGGACAGTTTATTTTGAATGTCCTGAATGTGAAACAACATATGAAAAAGATAGATGGGATGGGTACTGATTATGTCTTATATGAAAAATGTATACTCAGATAATAGAGATATTGAATTTTATAAAAAAGAAAGGGTTCAATATAACTGGTCTAGTATTGACAGAGATAAAGATATTCACAATGGTCGTTTGGCTATTAATATTAAAATGCATCATCTGAATTTCAACCCTCTGAATTCAGATGAAACAAACGAAACTATTTATGAAGCAGTGCAATATTATTTCTTTGATAAAGCAATGAATATTGCAGTTGCTTATGGTTATTCTGGTTTCTCTACAGATGGTAGAAGTAATGGTTGGCTAAAGCCATTTACAAGCCATGATATTGATAAGTTTGCATATATAACACATGCAAATACATTTGAAGAGTATCTTGAAATAGAAAAGTTTTTGTCTTTTAAAGACAAAATTAAATGCTTGCTTGAATTTATCAGGCTGACAATTCAATATCCAACAAAAGAAACATATAAAGATTATATTCACTATATAGAGGAGATGTAATGTCAAATACAAAACAAAAAACATGTCAAGAGCGTATTGAAGAAGAATATCGTAGAGCAGATGATTATCTTGAACTTATGTTTAGGGTATATGATGATGATCTTGATGAAGATGATGAAGAAGATAAAGAATTACTTAAGCAAGTTGAAGATGAAGAAATTGATAATCAATCAATTTTTGAATATGCAGCTGGCTCAAGTATGAAAAGGTTATTAACAATTGAATTAAGTGGTGGTGGTCCTTCTTCACATATTGAAGCAATTATTAATGAAGACAATGTTGTTGAATCAGCACAATATGTTTTCTTAGATTGGTTTGATGGTGCAAGAAGAAAGATTAATGAAGATTCAGCAATGTTTAGATATGTTGAATGGGAAGCGGAAAGGTATTTCTAATGGAATATTTAGAGAGAACAGAAGTAGCAGGAAATTATATAAACACACCGATTGGAGAAAATAAAATGGAAGCACCAAAAGTAAAAGATGTCGTAGCAACAATGACATTCCCATCAGAACAGTTAATTGAAATGTTTAAAGACTATACAATGACTGATGATCAGGTTGAACAAATCATTCAGAATTACGATTTTGAAGATGTGATTGAATCAGGTCTTAGCAATCATGACTGGAACGATGAAGTTGAAGGTGTTCTTAATTCTATTGATTTAGAAGATTATTTGGATATGGATACAATTGCAAGCAATCTTGATTATAAAGACATTGCTCGTGAAGTAGGTAATTATTTAGATGAACCTGATGCTATAGCATTAGCTGACGAATTGCTTACATCTTTTAATTATGATAGCCCTTGCCATACTGGTAGTCTATATATCAAATCAGTAGAAGCGATTATTGAAGGTTATATGAAGAAGCAAACAGAGGGTATTATCCAACCAACTGTTATTGAAGAAGATAAAACAGTGCTTCGTTCATTTTCTATTCTAGAAATTAGCGAAGTTCTTGATGCTCTTCAGTATACTGAATACAATAAAGCCCGTATCCTTACATCACTATCATTGAAATAGAGAGGTTTATAAATGTCCTATATCAAAATAACAAATTACACCGATTCAGTTAATAGGCTAAGCTTGGAAAAGCTTGGTCTATCAACTAAAAGAGATAACCCAGAAACAATTGGTCAGTTCGGTTCAGGCATTAAATATGCACCAATTGCAGCTTTAAGAATGGGTTTGGAATGGGTCTTTACTGGTAATGACAGTGAAGGTGATTACATTCTAAAATACAAATCAATTGATGAGAATGGCATCAATTCAATCTATTACGATTATTGCAATGGATTTGTAAAGCCATCTTCATTCACATTGGAAGCTGGAATTATGAGCTGGGAAGATGAATTCCAAATATATCGTGAGGCTGTTTCTAATGCTAAAGATAGCGGGGAATGGAAGCGAGAAATTGTTGAATCAATTGATAAAGCTATACCTGGTGAATTCAGTGTTTATATCACTGCATC